ATGTTTAAGATGCTGACCAATCCGCAGTATTTTTCTTCTCTGAAATGGAAAGATCAGAGAGACATTCTTATGAAACTTGTTTCAGATATTTCAGATGTTGAACTTGCGAAGACAGATACCAAGTATGCACCACTGATTGAGGAATTGGAAAAAGCACCGTCTACAGACGATATTCGCGCCAAGTTTTCCAAAGCGTTATCCGAATGGAAGAAGGAACAGGCTGAAATCCCGGTGCGTATTGATGAAGCCGAGAAATCCAAGGTTGATGTGGATGTGGCAGAGCAGGAGTTGTTAAAGGCTGACCTGGAGCGGAAGATTGAAGCGGTTGACGATCGTATGGAAAATGCCGGAACCGAGATTGGCAGACTCCGTGGAAAAGAAATGCAGTTGCAATTTGATATGTCCGGCATTATGCAGGTCATGAATGACGAACTTTCCGCAAAACGTAGAGGTCTTGACAGTGCCAAGGATGATGCAACACGAGAGTTCAATGACTTACATAATCAGATTCAGTCTGCGGAAAATCAGATCAAGGCAAATGAGAAGACAATTTCCGATACAGATGCAGAGCGGAAAAATCTTGGTGTTGAATACAATGCAGAATTTTCCAAGGCATTTGATGAAATGCCATATCTCTTTGACGAATCCAAGTGGAAATTTGATGAATCTACAACGGTTTGTTCCTTATGTGGTCAGAAGTTGCCGCAGGATAAGATTGAGTCTCTTAAGGCTGATTTTGAGCAGAAAAAGGCAGATGCCAAGGCACGTGCCGCCAAGCAGTTAGAGGATGCACGCAAAGCATTTGATGATGCAAAGGGCGCAAAACTTAAAGGTCTGATTGACAAGGGCAACGCTTGCAAGGCTGATATTGAGCGATTGACAAAGGAAAACGCCAAGTTGCAGGAAGACATTGTGGCACTCAAAGAGCAGGAATCCAAGGCACTTGCAAAGCAGAATGATTATGCAAAGCAGTTATCCGAGATCCCGGCAGAAGCTGATTATTCGCAGAATGAAGAGTATGTGAAGCTGAAAACAGAGCATGACAAGATTCTTGCTGATATTGCAAAGCTTGAATCAGAGGGCGCAGACAAGGTTGTTACTGATTTGAAAGCCGAGAAAACCAATCTGCAGGCACAGCTTGATGAAGTGAACAAGGTTATCGCGCAGGCGGCTAACAACATTATGATTGATGATCGTATCGAAACGCTTAGAGACGAGCAGAAAGAAATCGGGCAGAAAGTTGCAGACCAGGAACAGATGCTTTACCTCTTAGAAGAGTTCATTCGTTTCAAGCTGAATAAGGTTTCTGAATCTATCAACAGCCATTTCAAGACCGTAAATTTCAAACTCTTTGAAATGCAGTTAAATGGCGGCATGAAAGATTGCTGTGAGTGCACCGTAAATGGAGTGCCGTATTCGACTTTGAATAGTGGTCACAGAATCGTAGCCGGACTCGATATTATCCGCTCGCTTAGCGAGTTATACGGTGTAAGCTGCCCGATTTTTGTAGATAACGCGGAATCGCTGAATGAGTTCAATGTGCCGGATATGGATGCACAGTTAATTCTTTTGAGCGTTTCAGAGGACAAGCAGTTGAAAGCCGAGGGAGTGTAAATGTCAAGAGTAGGAATTGGAAACAACGTCACACAGCCGGATGCACGGTGTATGTCATGCAAGCGTTGGAAGAGTGCAAGTAAGAGAGGGTTCATGGGTTTAGCAGAATCCGGACATTGTTCTCTTCCGTATTGTGAGAGAGACGCAAGAAATAAAGGAAAGAGAGGAAAAATAAATGGCTAATATGATGAGTTTGAACATTAGTGATGAAGTTATTAAAGCGGCAGTTAGAGAAGAAGTAAATGCAGGAATTGTAAAAGCATTGGGAAATCCGGAAATTGTAGTTCGTGATGCTATTCATGAGATGACGGATAAGTATGTGGACAGCACGGGCGAGTTCGTGGAAAAGGATTCTTGGCGTGCGATGCCATACTTTGATTGGCTTGCAAAAAATACTATTGAAAAAACAGTAAAAGAAGAAATTGAAAAGTATATCAATGAAAACAGAGAGGAATTTGCAAAAGAAATCAGAAAACAGTTGCAGAGTACAAATTTTAAAGAAAGCATTGCAGCATCATTTTTGAAATCGCTTTCTGATATTGCAGAATCCTCTTGGAATATGCCAATAAATGTTTCCTTCGAGCAACCGGAAGACTAATTTTTGGAGGTATCAGAATGAATTATATCAAAGCGAAATTTCCAAACAGCACAAGAAGCTACGTGTATCGCACCGAGGATTCTGCGAAAGCCGGTGACACGGTTGTAAATGCCAAGGGCGCAAAGTTGACTGTTACGGATGAAACCGTGGATATGAAGTGGGTGGATACCTACGGTGCTGATAAGGTGGCAGTTGTGAAGAAGTGTGATGAACCGGAAAGCGGTGGTGACGATGAGAGTTAATCCATGTAGATATTGTGCATTGTCTGTAAACCTTAATGGAAAGCATTGTTCAAGGTATTCTTCCGAAGAGTGCGCAAAATGCGAGAACATTCAAAAACACAGGGAATATCTTTTGAGTCAGCGAAAATTCGCAGAGGGTGAGCAGATTACAAGCATTGAGGAACTTTTGAAACAGGAATGGGTAATGTGGTATCACAGTACAAAGCACATAGAGGTTTTCAAGAATATGCAACTCAATCTTGTTTTGAAATTCCTTAAAAATGGAGCATTTAGAAAAGCAATAAGGAAAGAAATCGAGGAAAAATAATTATGGCAGAGAACACAGAATTAGTAAAGGCAGAAGAAAAGACAGAGGTTGCAACACACAATAACAAGGTTACCGATTACAGCCTTGGAATTTTCGGAACATCCGACAATTTCATCATGGCTATGCAGATGGCAAAAGCGTTAGCCGAGTCAACAATAGTTCCGCAGACGTATCAGAAAAATCCATCTAACTGTTTGATCGCCATTGAGCAGGCGCAGAGAATGCACATCAGCCCACTTATGGTTATGCAGAACCTTTATCCGATACAGGGCAAGCCAAGCTGGAGCAGTAAGTTTTTGATCGCGTCTATCAATGCTAGCAACAAATTCGACATGGAGTTGCAGTACGACGAAACCAAGGACAAGAACGGAAAACCTTATTCTTGCACTGCGTGGACTATGAAAAATGGTCGAAGAATTGAGGGCATGGAAGTTAATATGCAGATGGCAGATGATGAAGGTTGGACGAAGAAGAACGGTAGCAAGTGGAAAACAATGCCGCAGTTAATGCTTCGTTATAGAGCAGCATCATTTTTCTCTAGCCTTAATTGCCCGGAGCTGACAATGGGAATTTATACCAAGGAAGAAATCGAGGATGGCGATTTCAAGGAATATCCGATGGAAGATTTACAGAAACAGGTCAAGCGTGATATTACGGAGAACGCCAACAGTGAGCCATTTGTTACGGCGGAACCTTGTTCAACCGAAAGTGCAGCAGTTGAGCCGGAGAAAGTCGTTGAGAATGACGAGAACGTACCGGACTTTATGAAAGATTAGGGAGGTTGCTATGAGAGTAATTTCGCAGGACGGAACAATTGATGTACCATATGAAGAGGTGATTATTCAGAGATTCAGGTCAAGAATTTATTTCCTGAACAAAAACTTAATAGGTGTTGAGCTGATTACTGATGACATGCAAATTGCTGAATATTCCACCGAAGAAAAAGCAAAGAAAGCCATGGAAATGCTTAGAATTGCGTATGAAAATAATGAATTTTATCATCATACTGCCAATTCAAAATACTTTACGGAAGTTTGCCAAGTGTTAAGCAGCGAAATGTTTAGGAAAAGTACATCAGAATATTTTCAGTTTCCGGCAGAGGAAGAATTGGAGTAGGGTATGGAAAAAGTAAAATGGATATTAAATGGTGTATTTAATGCTGACGCAAATAAGTGTTATGCAGAAATGTGTAGCTTAAATGAAATAACACCTAAAGCGATTCTCGAATATGCAAAAGGAATAAATACCGAATTGCATAAATGCTTTGAGTGGGATAACGATATTGCCGCAGAAAAGTATCGAACCATACAGGCAGGAAATGTTATCAGAATGTTATACATAGAACCAAAGAACGAAGATACACCGCCTGTAAGGGTGTTGAGTAGAACATCTGATACAGTTTATCAGCCGACACGAACTTTTTTGACAAACACAACAGAATATGAAGATTTGCTGAAAAGGGCATTATCGGAATTAGAGAGTTTCAGAAAGAAATATGAAACGCTTTCTGAATTGGAACAGGTATTTGAGCAGATTGATTTAATCACTGCTTAGATAATATATAGCATAAAACAGAACATAACAGGAAAAATTCAGACAGCATATTAAAAAACAACCTATTTTCAAGTGTTTAATCGGTGGGATAAACACCTATTATATAATAGCTTTTAACAAAATATCCATAAAATAGGACAAATAAAAACAGGACAATAAAGCATATGACAGGACATTTTATCTCACTTGTTAAGCACTTGATTATAAGAAAACGCTGATAGCATTTTATAGGCGGTATGATACCGCGTCAAATAATAGAACAAGGAAAAGAACGAAATGACAATGCAGAAAAGAACAATATAGAAAAGGACATTATATCATATCGTTTACAAAGTGCTATCGGCAAGGAAAGAAAAGGAGATTACACAATATGGCGAAAACAGAAGTAATAGAAATCAAACCATTAAATATTAAAACAGCAGAAATTACTATTGTAGGTGACGGAGATTTGATTCTTAACAAAATGAATGACGTAAACGCAAAGGAACTCATTGATAAGCGCAAGGATAAGGCAAAGGACACAGCAAAGCCTAATCCGTGGGAGGCAATTATTACCTCGATGCATTGGTACAATGGAAAACCTACTGATTTTTCAGAGGAAGGGCTTTTAAAGGCATTGAAAGAAAACGCACCTTGCATTACAGGGTTCGGACTTAAAAAGTCATTCGGACAGGCAGTTGTGCAAAATAAGATTGATACATACGCCACAAAGTTTAACGCAGGAGTGAACATTATCGCAAAGGGTGATTTAGTACCTATCAGATTTGCAGAACATCACATTGATGAAAAGTTAATGTCACCAAAGAAAGGTAGCCCTGTATTAGTACATCTTAACAGATTTAGCGGTTGGAGTGCTACATTCACAATTCAGTACACAGAAAACGCCTTTTCTATTGAGCAAATTGTAAATATTATCAACCTTGCAGGATTTGGCAATGGTATCGGAAGTGGAAGGAGTAGCGGTTACGGAAGGTATCATGTAGATGGTATTAAGTAATTTTGATGAAAGTGAGGTGGTTTAAATGCTTATGCGATGTTGCGGTTCATCATCGGCAGGCAACAGTTACGCTTTAATCAGCAACAGTGGCGAAATCCTTTCCATTGAAGCCGGATGCAAATTTCTTGATTTTAAGAAAATGATTGATTGGCGTATTTCTGATGTTGCAGGATGCATCGTCTCACATGAGCATGGTTAGGAGACCATGCACGATACATAAAAGATTTCATGCAGTCTGGCATTCCGGTTTATACGGCATTTGAAACGCAGACAGCACTTGAAACCATTACAGGAGAGCGTACAATAGCCATTCCGCCACGCAGAACACGGCAAATCGGCAGTTTTACGGTTACTCCCTTTAATGTACCGCATGATACAGAAATAGAGTGCTACGGCTATTTAATTGAGCATGAGGAAATGGGTAAGCTTTTATTCTTGACCGACTTGGAATATTGCAGATATGACTTTTCCGGTATAAAGGTTGAGCATATCATGGTCGAAGCCAATTATAGCATGGATTTGGTAGACCGGAATGAGCCAAATTACGAACACCGTTTGCGAGGTCATATGAGCCTTGATACGGCACTTAAATTTATTCAGACGAACGACAACCCAGCTTTACGAAATGTCGTTTTAATACACTTATCGGACACAAGCGGAGATCCCGCGTTATTCCTACAACGAACGAAAGAAACAATTGAATATGGAGCGAATGTTTATGTTGCAGAAAAAGGACTAGAGGTTGATATGAACCTTTGTCCGTTCTGATTGGTTGAAACACCTTGGCGAAAGCCTAAAAGAAACTATCTTGTTTGGCGAATAGTTATCACAAACCTTATTGAAAGCCATGTTTTGGCGGTGCGTTTACCGCGCCGCCCTTACAAAAGATTGGAGGTAAAAATTGAAATTATGTGAATACTGTATGGCTGAATTTGAGCCGAAGCGACCAGATCAAAAATACTGCAGACCCAAATGTGCAAAAAGATACGCACAGTTTAAGAATTTTAAAAAGGCTGGAAGAATTGTGTATACAAGAATATGCCCGAAATGTGGCAGGATGTTTATGACGATAGATGAACGCAAAGTTGATTGCCAAGACTGCATCGGCATTGACATTAAAGAACGATTGAGAAAGCCAAAGAAAAAGGATGATGCAATCAAGGCTGTGAATCACATGGCGCGCGCTTCCGGCATGAGCTACGGAAAGTTTGTGGCTCAAATGAGCATGGAGCAGTTAGAGAGGAAGTGATTGGATGGATTATAAGAAATTTAGACAGGCAAAAGCCATCGAAGCTAAAAACAAGCAGAAATGGCTTGCATTGAATCCAAGGCTTGATGAATCAAGCGGAATCTATATTTTGACAAGGCAGGACGAAAATGGGTTTAGATATGCCTATGTGGGGCAGGCTAAGCATATTTTAACCAGATTGTCGCAACACCTTTCTGGGTATCAGCACATAGACCTTAGCTTGAAGTCTCACGGACTGTATTCAGAGGATAATCCGTATGGATGGAATGTAACATCAGTACACTGTCCGATAGGAGAACTTAATGAACTTGAGCAGTATTATATTAAGTATTGTGCAGACAAAGGTTATCAGCTTCGAAATAAGACGAGTGGATCACAGGGCGAGGGTAAAGCTAAGATTGATGATTACCGTCCGGCAAAAGGCTATTATGACGGCATTAAGCAGGGCAAAAAGAGTCTTGCCAAGGAATTATCGCATATCGCTGAAAAGCACCTTGAAATCCGCTTGAAGCCGGAGAAACAGGGCAATAAGGTTTCCGAGAAACAGTATGAAAAATTCATAAATTTATTAAAGGCAGGAGAGACAAATGGGCGAGATTAGAGCAAAACTGGTTCGAAAATATGAAAATGATGTTGCATGGTATTTTGACGAGTACGAATTAGAGTGTATTGAATGCGGAGCGCATTATATGAGCGGTCGCTATAATAGTCGAACTAATCCTTATTGTCCAATTTGCAGGAGAAAACATGAGAGAGAAAGGCAAAAGAAAAGCAAACTTGCAAAAGCTACAGCATTACGAAATCAGATAGTAGATAGCTTTGTTGATGATTTTTGCAATTACATAGACGAAAAATATCATCGCTTTGCAGATGATGAACGTGTGGAAATGCATGAGTTCGCAAATAAGTGGAAACAGGAGAAACAGGAACGATAATTCTCTAAAAACAATATAAGAAGTTTATGACACTGATTCACGCAAAAAGGGGGCACAGAATGAACGTAGGAAATCAAGCCTGCATAGGTCAAATGAGCCTGTTTGACTTATTTCCAACAGAACAGAGCGAGAATTTTAATCCCATTTCTGCATACGCAATGAAAGGTTCTTTATCTCAAGGCGGAAAGCAACGTATCTTTGAATACTTCTTGGCAAACAAGAACAAGAAAGACAGGATCGCATTCTTGAAAGAAGAGTATGGGATTGGTGGTTTTGGGTTTATGACAAACGAACCGTATGTTGTCCACGATGCTAGGCACGATGCCAAGTCACATGAAATCGAGTATAACGGTGGCAATGGTGTAAATTGGAAAATGAGTATTTCGTATGCGCAATTAGAGAATGAAATTGATCGCTTAATTACAGAAGATAAATATTTGGCAAAAGGAGAGTGATTAAATGGCAGAAGTCAAGTGGATTAAGATCACAACAGATGTTTTTGACGATGAAAAGATTCTGCTGATTGAGAGTATGCCGAGTGCGGATAGCATCATTACGATTTGGTTCAAACTTCTTATTCTTGCCGGAAAACAGAATAACAACGGTGTGTTTATGATGAGCAACAAATTACCGTTCACGGATGAAATGCTTGCCACCATTTTCCGCAGAGATTTGAACACGGTAAGACTTGCACTTAAGACCTTTGAAGAGTTTGGAATGATTGAAGTTGTTGACAACGTGATAACGATTCCGAATTGGAATAAGCACCAAACGCTTGACGCTTATGAGAAGAAAAAGGAACGTGACAGGCTATATCAGCAGAACCGGAGAAAGAAGCAGAAGAACCTAATTGAGCAAAAATCGCCCGATAAATCGTCTGATGTCGCTGTTTCAGATAAAGAAGAAGAAAAAGAAGAAGATAAAGAGAAAGAAAATATAAAAGAAAATTCGCTGTCGACCGATTCCGGAGATTTTTTTGATTTTGACGATGCATGGAAAAAGACTTTTAGTATATACCCCAAGAAAACAGCGTACAGTACCTCTAAAACAGCTTGGATGGATAAAGTGCTAGAAGTTATCGAAGAGAACCAACCGGACATTGCACGGCTGTTATACAAAGCCACAGAAGCATATTTGAGTGACTATCAAGAAAAGAACCCGGACGATACGGATTTTCGGTACATTCCAAAATATGTTGATTGGCTGAAAAATGATTGCGACTATTGGTTGCAGATCGCAGAGAAACGAGGTGATTGCAGTTGACAGAAGCAGAGTTCGGAGTGATCGGGTGCGTATTGATTGACAATGATGTGTTAAATAGTATCTGGCGGACACTGAAACCGGAAATGTTTAGTTCGGATTTTGCGCAGGACACATACAAGGAAATGCTTGCCATGTATGACAGGAATGAAAGCATTGATCCCATGTCTTTGTCAATGGCACTTGAGAATCACAAATACACCCAGGAACAGATTAGCGAATTGATGAAATCCTGTATTACCGGAACAATCACTTCAACCATGGTTAAAAGTTATGCCGATGCGGTTTCGAAAGAATACAAAGCAAGAACGGTTCGTGACATGTATCAGAAATCCAGTTTAAAACCATGTGACATTGATGATACAATCAGCGATCTTCTTACAAGACTTGAACATTTGCAAGAGGGGAAAGAAGTAAAGTTAAAACCAATGAAGCAGATTTCAGTTGAGAATAAAGACAAATATTTCAACGAAAGTGTTGGAGAGGGCGGTATAAAAATCGGGTTATCGCAACTTGATGATGCGCTTGGAGACCTTGAACGCGGTGACGTAACAGTAATTGCTGCAAGACCGGCAGTTGGAAAATCCGCACTCACAACGCAGATTATTGGGAATATGGCAAAAAGGGGACTTAAAGTTGCGTATTTCAACTTGGAGATGAGTGATAAACAGGTGTATGAGCGATTTATTTCAAGGATTGCGGAAATCGGCTTAACGAGAATCAGAAGAGCAAAAGCGTTTCTTGGCGATGAGCAGGGAAAATTTAACCAAGCAAATGAAGAAATGAGTGATTATCAATTATGGATTGCATCCGGAACTGTATCTCCGAGAGAGATAAAGTCAGAATGCAGGCACCAAAACTTTGATGTTATCGTTGTCGACTATCTGCAATTGCTTATGCCGGATAACAGATATTCTGGAAGAAATGAAGAAGTAGCATCAATTTCAAGAGGTTTAAAATCGGTTGCAAGAGACTTAAATACCCATGTGATAGCACTTTCGCAGATAACAAGGGCTTCCGAAAGCAGAGACACAAAAGAGCCTACCATGGCAGAGTTGAGGGAATCCGGGGCAATCGAACAGGATGCATCAAACATAATTATGTTGTGGAATCTATCAGACAATGACAAGGGAGCCAAGGGTGTAAAAATCGAGAAGAACAGACAGGGAATGACAATGCGTGAAGCAATGGAATTTGATGGAGATCACATGAAGTTTGTTGAAATCGAAAAACCACTTGATGATGTTGTTGCGGAAATCAAAAAGAAAGAACGTGGGGACGGATTCAAACCATACAATGGCGATTGTCCGTTTTAGAGGTAGCGGATATGGCAAGTGCAAAGATCGAAAAGGGTTCGGAAGAATGGCAAGTATTTATGGATTATTGGCAATTCATTCAGAAATACTATTCACCGGACAGCACTGATTCTTGGTGGGATGAAGTTGTAAAAGCCGGAGAATCATTGATAAACAAATACAAAGGCATGGAGATTGAAGAGCGCGCAAGACAGCTTGTATTGAGTCATTTTGCATGGTTGGAAATCACATGCAGAAAGGAGAAATCAAAGAAATGAGCAATGCGTTGAGACGGAATAAAAAGCCAACATTTTACACAAAACAGGAAATGCGGATTATCGGGCGAAATGATTTTGAAAAGAGAAATTCTGATAAGGTTATATCAAAATCATACAAAGATTTTGTCGTGATTGGGTACATAATTCTGCATGACAAATTTGGGTTCGGACAGGCAAGAATCATCCGGTTGCAGGATTTTTTGAAATCCTACTTAGATGAAGCAGCATCCGGTGGAAAGAATGGCAAGGACTTGGCTGTTTACCTGAAAAGTAAATACGGAATCGACATCAAAGAGGAAATCGGAAAAATTCCACAGAGACAGTTAATGAATATGTATGCAAAGAAAGGTTTTTGCATCGAGCGTGAAGCCTACAGGCTTTCCAGCGCATCTTTGTTTAACTATTTTGCATTCACGCTTACGATTCTGAAAAAGGAATTTAAGCTGTCTGTGAAACAGTTACAGTATTTCACGGACAAGTTCATCGACTACATTGACACACTGGCTAATTACAAGCAGTTTCAGTTGACTGTGCCGATGATAGCACAGAGTTTGGCGGATGAGATTAAGTTTGTATGTGATTTGGAGGTTTAATATGACGAATAAAGAAAAATACGGAAATGAGATTATAGAACTTGCGATAGACGAAGGAGTGCTTGCATTAAAGAATGGAGAGCCTGCGCTTTGCGCGGAAATTAAATGTGAAGATTGTGATTTCCATAAATCTAATTCGTGCGAAGAAAGTGTGTATAATTTCCGAGAATGGCTTAATTCGGAATATGTTGAGCCACCTGTTGATTGGAGCAAGGTTGCAGTCGATACGCCGATTTTGGTAAGAGATAACGAATGTGGCAACTGGAATCGGAAATATTTCGCAAAATACGAGAACGGAATGTTGTACGCATGGGCAGATGGTACAACATCGTGGAGTGCGTTCTGTAGTGACGATATGACCAGATGGAAATTCGCAAAGCTGGCAGAAAGTGAGGAATAAGCATGGAGAGATTAACAATACGTTCAAAAAACAGTGATATGGTTTGGTTTAAGGATGCAGAGAATGGTAATGCACACCTTGAACCATGTGAAATGACTGCACATCATAACAGAATGGCACTTGATAAGCTTGTCACTTACGAGGATGCAGATGAACAGGGATTGCTTCTGCGGTTGCCAATCAGCGAAGATGCACCAGTGTATTCCATCGAGTATTGTTGCGGAAAAAACAAAAGTAATCGGTCTGGAATGTGTTTTAGAGGATTTTGCGAGAATTGTAGTGATAAGGCGTACTACATACGCGAAAGCGTAGCTAAACAATGCAGCATTTGCGAAATTAATAAATCGGTATTCTTTACTCGTGAGGAAGCAGAAGCCAAGCTGAAAGAAATGGAGGAAAATCAATGATTAAAGGAAAGAAAGTAGTAATGAACGACAAATACTATGTGTCAGAGAAAAATAAAGGCAAGATTTTTGAAGTTACAAGTGAGCCGTATAGTGTATACGGAACCGTAGTTGTAAAGCTGAAAGGCTTAAGCGGCTGTTATGCGTTGGATGGATTAGATGAGGTGAAGGATGGAAGATAGATATTTATTCAAGGCTAAGTTTGATGATTCCGACAGATGGGTTAAAGGGCAACTTGTTGAAGTAAATGACACTTATTTGATTATTCCGAATCATGCAAGCAAAATATTAGCCGGTTGGTTTTCAACATCAAATATTATAGAAGTAAAGAAAGATACAATCTGCCAATGCACAGGCTTAAAAGACAAGAACGGCAAGCTGATTTGGGAGAATGATATTGTAAAAATAAATAATAGCAAGGTGAATACGCTTATAACATTTAGGGATTTTGAAATTATATGTACAATTCCTAACGAAAAATATTATAAGCACAGACTTGAATATGATACTGAATATGAAGTTATCGGCAACATATTTGACAACCCGGAATTGTTAGAAAGTGAGGAATGACATGACAGAGAGTGAAGCAATTAAGATATTGAAGAAAGATAGTTGTTATGAATGCGCACAAGGCACAGACAGCCCGTTTAATTGTGAATATGGGGGATGCAGGGTTGCGAAAGCTACTAGAGTAGCAATACAGGCACTTGAAGAAGTAAAACAGTACCTCGCAATCGGCGCACCGGAAGAATGCCGGGCGGCGGTTAAGCAGACGGCGAAGAAACCTATATTTAACCATAACCTTAGTGATACTCTTTCTGTATTCCATTGTGAATGTGGAAACACAATCAAAGTCAGTCACGATATAGGAATAATGAATAACAACAATGCACCAAATTACTGTAGTAAGTGCGGTTGCAAGTTGGATTGGAGTGATGAAGAATGATTTTTCAATCGTACATAAATTTCTTTCTGCTAATACTTATAGCCATTAGGTTAGATATTCTGACAGAATTTGGAGTTAAACTTTTTTGCATTCTGTCAGTTGTAGCGATGATTGGACATGAGATTTTTGATTATTTGAAAAGAGGAGATAAAAAACGATGGGACTGATTGATGCAGACGCACTAAAAGAATATTGCATGAATGCGAGTAAATCTGATGATGATTTTAGGAGAGTGAGTTTGGCAACATTGGCAAGCGTGATAGATGCATAGCCGACCGCCTACGATGTGGACAAGGTTGTGGAACAGTTGGAAGAATGGACTTTTAACGCAGATGTGAACATTGGTGACGGAACGATGATGAACCATAACTTGATAGTAAGCAAAAATGCAATCGAGATTGTGAAAGGCGGTGGAGTAGATGGTTAATTTTGACAGATTTGACTTTCTTGTTGATACACAAGATGTATATATTCTCCCGACAATTAGGATAAGCACACAGCATGAAATGATTGATAAAAATTTCAACATTCAGATTCATTTTGCAGTATTTCATTTTAGATGGAGGTGGGTAGATGGCAATTAAACCGATTTTATTTAACACCGAGATGGTTCGGGCAATTCTGGACGGACGGAAGACTTGCACCAGACGTGTGATAAAGCCACAACCTACGGCGCGTTATGGAGCACAGTGCATAAAGCCACCATATCAATCGGGCGATATTCTGTATGTCCGGGAAACATGGAAAAGAGCACTGAATGGTTACTATTATTATGAAGATTGGCAAAGAGATGATATTGCCGATATTACGAAGTGGAAACCATCCATCCACATGCCGAAAGAAGCCGCACGTATCTGGCTTAAAGTTACGAATGTGAGAGTGGAGCGGTTACAGGATATTACATCGGAGCAGATTTACAGAGAGGGTGTAGAGGTGGAATATCCTCATGTGTTGAATGGAGAAGAAAAAAGATATGCGTTTTCAACTCTTTGGGATAGCACCATCAAGAAAGCTGATCTTGACCGCTACGGTTTGGATGCGAATCCTTGGGTATGGGTGATTGAATTTGAGATGTGCGAGAAACCGGAAGGAGTGTGAGGTATGAGTAAAAGCAGAGCTAGTAAAATGAACGGCTATCGTAGCATGGTAAGCCGGCAGAAAAATGATGTTTTTAAGTTTAAGCCTAAGAAGAAAAAGAAAGGGTGATTCAGAATGAAGATTTTAAGCAAGAAGAAATACAATAAACTCATTGAAGATCTTGAGGAATTGCAGAAAAAGGTCGATGAACTCAAAAGGATAAACGAGAGTATCGGGAAAAAGCTGGAAGATAAAAAGACAAGTTGCAAATTGAACAATGGCAAGGATTTCTGCTTTAAATGCGAAAACTCTTACAGATACAAGACATATTGGGGAGGAATGGAAACCGAAAAATGCGGTTGCTTGCTTGATGTGTCTTGCGAGGATTTTAAGAGAAAAGAAGATAACTAACTAAAAATCAAAGAAAGGAATAGGTTGTGCGCACATAAAACCGAGGTTTCCTTTTGGTAGATTTAAAATGTATAAAAAGAAGATTAAATGCGAGATATATCGTGATTCAATGCAGAATTACAAGAAATATGCAATACCGCCAGCACAGTTGATTATAGCTGATGTTCCTTATAATGTCGGAAACAAATTCTATGGCAGCAACCCTATGTGGTATAACGGTGGCGATAACAAAAAACGGAGAGAGCAAACTTGCAAAGAAAGCGGTTTTCAATTCGGATTTTAATTTCAACCTGTATGAATACTTCCATTTTTGCTCAAAAATGTTGAAGAAAGAAGATACAAAGCCAATCGCAAGAGGTCGGAGCAGTAATAGCCCTTGTATGATTGTATTTTGCGCATTTGAGCAGTTGTCAACATTGATTGCGGCGGCGAAGAAACATGGATTCGTTAATTACATACCGCTTGTATTCTGTAAAAATTACAGTCCACAGGTGCTTAAAGCGAATATGCGTATCGTTGGCGCTACGGAATATGCACTTGTACTGTACCGAAATAAGTTACCGAAATTCAGAAACGGCTTGCAGATTGATGAAAACGGAAAGAGTATCAGAGGTACAGGACACATGGTTTTTAATTGGTTTACTTGGGAGAAAGACGGAAAAGATATACCGAAAATTCATCCAGCGCAAAAACCCGTGGCAGTCCTTAAAAAGCTGATTGAGATTTTTACAGACGATGGAGATGTTGTTATTGACCCTTGTTGCGGTAGCGGTAGCACGCTAAGAGCCGCCGCAGAGCTTGGCAGAAGTGCATACGGATTCGAGATTGACAGAAACTTTTACGAGCGTGCAAAGAATGAAATGTTTGTATTTGAAAATGATAATCAAATGGATATAAGTGATTTTATATAAAGGAGCGCAAAATGTTAGATTTTGGATATTACAACATGGATTGTATGCAGGGGATGAAAGAAATTCCCGACAAATATTTTGACCTTGCGATTGTAGACCCACCATATGGAATTGGAGAAAATGGGGATAAAAACCATACAAGAGGTAAACTAGCGAGAGCAAAGAATTATAAGGCTTTTAGTGGAATGGATTTAAAGCCACCAAGCGAAAAATACTTTGATGAACTTTTTAGAGTTTCAAAAAATCAAATTATATGGGGCGCAAATCATTTTATCAGCAAAATGCCGTTTGATAGTAGTTGTTGGATTGTTTGGGATAAAGATAATGGAGATAACGATTTTGCTGATTGTGAGCTTGCATGGACTTCGTTCAGTACTGCAGTAAGGCAAATTAAATATAGGTGGGCTGGAATGCTTCAGCAAAACATGAAGCGTAAAGAAAATCGCATACATCCAACGCAGAAGCCCATTGCACTATATGAATGGTTATTAAGCAGATATGCAAAGCCTAATGACATTATACTTGATACTCATGTAGGCAGTGCGAGTAGCTTGATAGCTTGCTATAACACTAATCATAAATTTGTCGGGTTTGAGCTTGACGAATACTATTACAAGGTGTCAAAACAGAGGTTAGATACCGAAATGGCACAAATGAGATTAAGTGATTATATTTAACAGGAGAAATGGCTTATGAAATTTACAAAATTCATTAAGCCAGAACTTGAATACATTAAAGAAAATGCCAATTTCACGGAAGAAGAGGAGAGGATTTTCTCTCTTCTCTGCCGTGGTTTTTCACAAAAGCAAATATCCACAAAAGAAAATCTATCACTAAGAACGATAGAGTACAGAGTGAGAGATATAAAAGATAAAATAGAGAGAACGGGGGTATTTGATTGGATGAAAAAGAACTGTTGAAATATGCCGTTGATAGTGGTATTCTCGACATAGCACTTGTGCAGAAACAAGTCACTATGCAAAAGAGAGAAAAATTACTCAACAAAAACCCTTATAAAATCTATCAAGGAAAGGATGAGAACTGGTACTCATATCTGCCGGATGAATTAAAAGGCAGACGTAAAATCAAGGCAAAGCGCAGAGAAGCGGTCGAGCAGAAAATCATTGATTATTGGAAAGAGAGAGAGGATGACCCTACAGTAGAGGAAATCTTCAACCGTTGGATTTCACAAAAGCTGGAACTTGAAGAAATCAGCAGGGCAACCTATGACAGATACTTAATGGACTTTCAGAGATACTTTGATGGCATCAAGGATAAGAGAATCAAAAGTGTAGACGAATGCGACCTTGAAACATTTATACGAAATAGCATCCATGATTTCAATATGACTTCCAAGGCATTCTCAAATTTTCGAACGCTGATCTATGGAATCTTTAAGTATGCCAAGCGGAAGAAATATGTCAAGTTTTCCATTACATACACGCTGAAAGACATGGATATATCGCCAAAAGCGTTTAAGCACGTAGTCCGACAGGCAAAAGACCAAGTATATATGCCGGATGAAAAGGAACGCATGGAGATGTACTTAAGAAATCACTTGGATATCGTGAACCTTGGATTGCTATTCATGTTTAAGACAGGTGTCCGCGTCGGGGAATTGTCGGCATTAAAGCGGAAAGATGTTGAAAACTACACGGTTGCGATCAATTCTACAGAGACTCGTTACCGGGATGATGATGGTTTTCACTATGAAGTCAAAGACTTTCCAAAAACAGAAGCCGGTTTTCGACTTGCTATATTGCCAAATAGATATAAATGGATCCTTGATGAAGTACGAAAGAGAAATCCCTTCGGGGAATATCTATTTGAGAGAGACGGAGAACGGTTGAAATCCTACAACTTTCGTGAACGTTTGCGGTATATCTGCGAACATGAACTGCGAATGAAAGTGAAATCTCCGCACAAAATCCGTAAGACGTATGGAAGTATCTTGCTTGACGGAAAAGTAAAAGAGTCCACAATCCTTGATACTATGGGGCATACAGACATTAGTTGCACAAAAGATCATTATTATTTTGATCGTACCGGAATTGAGGAAAAGAGACAAGAACTTGACTTAATCGAAGCATTATGAGTCCCTAGTACTCAAAAGTACTCAAAGAAAAATTGAAATAATGGCTATTTTAAGCCATTTCAAGACAATTACTTTAGGGTTCGATTCCCGTACGGACTGCTTTAAAAGTCGCATAAACACTGTGTTTGCGGCGTCTTAAAAAAAATTGGTACTCAAAATGGTACTCAAAAACTGAACACAAAAGAAAGGAGTCTGCACAAGTGCTTTAGATTCTTTTCTGCAAATGGTAGACTTGGAACGCTGTGGGCGTTCTTTTTTTGTGCGGTTTTTCTGCTTATTTTTTGCGGAAGAACCGTATTTTTTTATGCAAAAATATAAGCATAGGAGGGATGCGGAATGTTATTTACAGATGAAATTCTTGAAAAAATCTTAACAAGAGAAGATGTGTCAAAGGTTCCGCTTGTGTATCAGTCAGCAATGATTCACGCAATCAAGGAAGTATTGGAGGAAGAGAATGTATCAGATGCAAAATCAGAATATGGCGTTTAACCCAAACCCAAGCTATGCCGCTTATCAGTATAACCCAATGCAGAGGTTTCAACAGCCAGAGCCACAGATTCCGCAGATGCAACCACAGTTTCTTGGAATCCAAGGAAAAGTAGTGCAGTCGGAATCAGCGATCATGGCGAATGATGTGCCTATGGATGGAAGCGTTGCGTTTTTCCCAATGCAGGATATGAGCGCAATCGTAGCAAAACAATGGGATGCCAATGGAACAATCAGAAAGACCGTTTACAAGCCTTTTAATGAACAGATGGCGGATTCTTCAAGTGACGATAAAAGAATCGAAATAGGGCTATCTGACGATGCGACAAAGGCTATTACTGACAAATTAGATTGCTTGTTTGGAAAGATGGAAGAGTTGGAAGATAAGTTATCTTCGCAAACGCAAAGAAAATCTTCACGAACACAAAAGGAGAGTGAGTCTTAATGAATCCTATGCAGATGTTACAGGGAATGAAAAACCCACAGCAGTTTTTACAACAAATGATGGGGAATAACAGCGTAATGAGCAACCCTATGGCTAGAAATGCTATGCAGATGGCGCAGAAGGGAGATTCCAAAGGCATTGAACAGATGGCTAGGAATTTGTGCAAAGAAAAGGGAATTGACGCAGATAAGGCTTTTGAGTCGTTTAAAAGCCAATTAGGAATGTGATACTAATTCTTGCAAGATTATGTATATAAAAAATGAATTATGGAGGTAAATTCTATGTTTAACACAGGTAATTGTGCATCCGTTCCGCTTGTCGCGAACATTGACGGAAACGGAAATAACAACGGATGGGGCGCAGAAGGCTCATGGTTATGGTTCATTATCGTTATCTTCGCTATCTTCGGATGGGGTGGATTCGGTAACGGATTCGGAGGAAACGGAATGAATGGTGGTGTCGGAAGCGAAATCCAGCGCGGATTTGATAATCAGGCGGTTGTGTCAAAACTTGACGGCATTACAAACGGACTTTGTGACGGATTCTATGCAGTGCAAACCGGCATGAATGGCATCAACACAAACATTTTGCAGACCGGATTCGGCATTCAGCAGGCTATCAATGCTGATACAGTCGCTAATATGCAGAATACAAACGCATTACAGTCACAGCTTGCTAACTGCTGCTGTGAAACAAGAGAAGCTATCCAGGGCGTAAACTACAACATGGCACAGAACACTTGCGCTTTGCAGAACACCATGAACAGCAACACGAGAGATATTATTGACAGTCAGAATGCAGGAACACGCGCTATTCTTGATTATCTCTGCAATGAAAAAATTTCTTCCTTACAGGCAGAAAATAGCGACCTTCGCAGAGCAGCTTCACAGGATCGTCAGAGCGCATTACTTACAACTCAGATGGCAGCTCAGACACAGCAGATTATCAATGCAGTAAATCCGTCTGCTATCCCGGCATATGTTGTACCTAACCCAAATGCTTATGCATATGGATGCGGATGCAACACCGGTTGTGGCTGCTAAAACTAAATAATTGAGTATCTTAATTGAGTTTAACTCGATCATGTCTGCTAAGCAGTATTACTTATAACCAAAGGGCAGACTGTAATGTTTGCCCTTATTTTATGGAAGAGAGGTAAAAATAATGGAAGTAACAGGAATTGCATTACAAACCGTTGCCGCTGGAGAAGATGTTGCATTTACAGAAACAGCAGTAAACGGAACAAAATGTATCGTACACAGACAGGGAAGTGGAATTATCAAGTTAAGAGGTATCACAAATCAGTGTAAGGCTAGATTTTTAGTATCGTATTCCGGCAACATTCAGATACCTACAGGCGGTACAGTTGGAGCTATTTCGCTTGCCATTGCAGTAGACGGAGAGCCTTTACAGTCAACACGAATGATTGTAACACCGGCAGCAGTACAAAATTTATTTAACGTTTCAGCTCAAGCATACGTGGATGTACCTTGTGGCTGTTGCAGTACTGTAGCCGTGCAGAATACGTCCGCACAGGCTATCGAGGTTCAGAACAGTAATTTGATTGCAGTAAGGGAGGCTTGATATTATGCATAAGTTTGCGAAACAGATTATGGATTGCGTGAAAGCCCACGTTGACGGCATCGGAATCGAGAATTTTGAGGGCCAAAACCTTGATGATCTCAAGGATTGGACGGAGATTGCAAAGAATATCGTATGTTTTGACAAGGACTATAACATTGTTGAAGCAATGAAAAAGTCTGAAGATGAAGAAATCATGCGCATGGTGGAAGAATTTGGGGATTATCCGGTAAGAAGATACTATAATGAGTACCGGTACTCAAACGGAAGATTCGCACCAAAAGGGCGCGGAACACGCAGAGGATATGTAGAACCACCATATTATCATCAGATGCCGGAAGATTACCACGAATGGGAGAGAATGCCGGAATACGACCGAATGAGAGATCTTGACCGAATGAGTATGGGAAAGATGTATTATTCAGAGCCTATGAGCGGAAATAATGGCATGAGTACCGGTACTCACGATGCAAGAGAGGGCAGAGCCGGTATGAGTCGGAGAAGCTATATGGAAACAAAGGAAATGCATAACGGAAATTCACCGGAAGATAAGGACGCAAAGATGAAAGAACTTGAAAAGTACATGAAATCACTTTCGGAAGATGTGACAGAACTGTTTTCAGGTATGTCCCCAGAAGAGAAACAGTTGACCAAGACAAAGCTGACTACGCTTGTCACGAAAATGTAATAGAGAGGGCATTTTGCCCTCTTTGTTTGCGAGGTGGTAAATTGTTCACGATAAACAATGAAATGTGGAATTTGGTCAAAGTATCGCGTTACAGCGATATGCTACAGAGAAGTGATGGAAGCAGAACTGTAGGCATGACCGACAGAGACACGAAAACGATATATCTTGCGGATGATCTACGCGGAAGGTTCCTTGACCGCGTACTATGCCACGAATTATGTCATGCGTTTTGTCTTTCGTATAATGTATACATGGATATTGATACCGAGGAAATTGTAGCAGACTTCTTGACTACATACGGAAGAGAAGTATTTGAAATAGCAGACAGACTATTGATTGAACTTATGGAGGTTGCATAATGGATAAAATTTCAGAACTCTTACAGTACGTGCACCGAACGAATCCGGAAATGACTAGGGAAAGGCTGATAGAAGAGTTGAGCAAAAGTGATTATGCGGCGCGGTCTTTGATTTTCACGAAAGAAAACATCGTTGCGCTAGGGCAAAAATAAATCCGGCGGTTTGAATTGCCGCCGGGATTGTGTCAGACTTTCGGAATGTAAGAACCTTTCATTATTTCTATAGCGAGTTTCGCACCTTCCGTCATGTAAAAATCATTATTCTTTGCACAGCAACTAAAAAGCAGTTCCTCGAACTCTGAATATAAATTTTCACTTAATAACCCTTTTAGCTTCTCTGTTAAGGGTGAGAAGTATTCAACAAAGGCATTTCCGGTTTCATTGTCAAGCTGACTTGAACATACAATTTTAATAAATTCATCCATTTTAGTAGTCTCCTTCTTCTGTTAATAAATAGTTGATATATCCTGTCGCAAGTCTGGCAAGGCTTTTACTGCCATCCAACAAATCCAATTTGTACTCTGGTCTATAACCAAACCTCTGCACATAGAACTTTTCTTCAAGTTCTAAGTCGTAAATGTCAGATAGCTCCACGAGAATCTTGTGATATAAAAATTTTCTCGTCCACCCAAACTGTTCCATGATAATTTTTAATTTCCAATTATTTTTTCTGAACCACGCTCCGCGTGATGCGTCCAATTGCTGTTTTGAAATGTAACAATCTGCAAATAGGTCATCTTTTTTCGGCAATGCCACCTGTGGTTTCTTTATGGCTTTCTCCATGTCGGCAAAACGTTTCACGTATCGGGCAGTAAATACGATGCCTTTTTCTCCGTTGAATTTGTTCGCAAGAAAATCACATCCTAACTTGGTTACTTTGTAGCACTTGTTTTCTTTTCCGGATTCATCTTTGTAGGTAGATGGAATGAAATAATCACTCGCACCTAAATTGTGGTGAGTCAAAATTTCATTGATTCCTTCGGTATGTTTGCCCCTTACATCCTGTCCTTCCAATTTTCTTAAAACTCTGTCGTGACGCATTCCCATCATTTCTGCAATCTCTAAAGTAGTGATGGTTTGTTCTATTTGTGCCATATTTGTGCCCCTTTCTGTAACTTATCAATTACTGTTGTAACTCTTTAATTACATTATACGGTTTATTTTGTGATTGTCAAGTATTGTTTGTAATTAAATAATTGAATAATAAATTTATTTATGATATTATTGAAACACGTCAAGAGAGAGGAGGCGGTACATTGTTTGCAAAAATCGTAAAACATACGCTTATTGAAAAGGAATTAAGAGTGACCGATCTAGCAAGACTTATTGACACCAGCTCACAAAATCTTTCGCAAAAAATGAAACGTGACAACTTTTCAGAAAAGGAAATGCGGCAGATTGCGGATGCATTGGGGCTTGATTTAGAAATTGTAATGAAAGAGAAGAAATAAGAAAACCCGCCTAACTGGCGGGTTTTTTACGAAAGAAAATTTTTCCCGCGCCCCAAAAAATATTTCGTAATTTTTTTGTACCCCCCTGGGGTAGCGTTTTTGGGGTCAAGATTCCATTTTCACGGATTCTCAAAAACGTGTAACAAACGTGCAATTATCTGCGACATTCCGCAAATAACACAAATACACTATATGTTATGCCATATATAGATAATTCATTGATGATATTTGATGGTATTGCCGATCACAGGCAAACGCCAGAAGACGCTTGCCCGGATATAGTTACAATCTAGCATAGACCGCATTTTACCACTTGTCAAGATAGTTTTTCCCATCGTACCGGCTGTAAGTGTGTGTTGTGTTTTCCGTCCTTTGCGTAATCTGTAACCAATCTCCGCCACGTTGGGCGGTTATTTTGATTTTTACAGACTCCACCCATTCCACGCCTTCAAATTTTGAGTAGCCGCACATTTTGCCGGATATTTCCAGATAACCAAGGGCAGACACCCGGCGCATGATTTCCCTTTTTCCGATATACTCATATTTTCCCATCTTTCCCACCTCCTTATATTGTGTTTATTTGTCAATTTGCGCATGGAAACCGATTTCCATGTAGCCCGCGCTCCCGGAATCGAACCGGAACGGATGCACCAAGCACGCGAAAAAGGCGGAATGGTACCGCCTAATTATTCAAAAGGTATTTCACGGCTTCCTTTTCCTGCTCCGACAAATACCAATATTTACCCATATCCCTTATATATGGCTTATCTGTATTTACTTTGTAAACGCGTGAATCTTCCCGAATACATCCGGTAATCATTTCACACCAAATAGCAGAACCTTTTTTATAAAATCGTGTAACAGTATGTGCGCCGGAATCGTGGCGCGTTGTGAAAACGGTATGCCTTTCAATATCTTTTTGCTTTTCGCGCGCCTGGATAACTGCACCGCGCACAAGTTCGCTATAACTTCTCATGTTTCTACCTCTTTTCCTTTTATTTGCTCATTTTTGAGTAAAAACCGCCGCCGGTAGTGATCCGGCGCGCATTCTCTGCGGCGGTTGGTTAATAAATAAATATGGCGGTATAAAATCCGCGGCATTCTGTTACATGATTTTTACATAGCTTTTTAATATCACTTATAGCCGCGTATGTCTCTTTCGGCGGGTACTGTCCTTCATAGTCTGTGATTATACGCAATGCCGGAACGTTTTCACCGGATCCGTTGCAGTTGTAAACCGTGATAAATTCTGCATTATATCCAGATGCAGACAACTTTTTCTGTAATCTTTTCAGCTTTTCCATGACCATAATTCCTCCATATTTTAAAAATTTCCCGGTTATTCCGGTAATGGCAAGCCGGGGAATCGAACCCCGGAAAAGCCAACCTTGCTAATTATGCGATCTTTTCAACTTTTCGCCTTTTCTTTTCGTTCTCTTCCTTGGTTATGCTGGAATCATCATAAACAATATTATAACCGCTGTCTTTCAATGATTTCGCCATCTTGTAAGGGTTTATTTTAGGAAAACTACAAACGTATTCTATAACGTTAAAACGTATATATTCGTTTCCGAGTTTTTCAAGGTCTTTTTTGTACAAATTAAACATTCTTTTTTCTTTTTCCTGTGCTGTTTCTTTTCTCATAATATCAACCATCCTTTCATTGTGCGGGCTGCCATCATCAGAGCCGGGCGACCGTCCCGCGGCTGACGCTCCAAGCTCGGAGCGTTTCGGCTATGCTATGCAGATTTCAAATACATCGCCTTGGACGTGTTCAAAATCGACTTTTTCAAAAATCCCAATGTCGTAAAAGTCGGCTGTGAGTTCCCCAAAGTGGTTATACTCAAACTCGATTCCGTTCTTTTTCAGTTCGTTGATCGCGTCACCGTTCTTTGTTGTTTCCCATGTAAAACGCATTCCCGTCTTTCTCATGTTTAAGCCCTCCCTATAAAATTTCCGAAATCTGTAAAATCTGCGCTTCGCTCAAATGATCAATAACAACGTTTCCGTTTACGTCGCTCAATTCGTATTCATCCGGAAGAGTGGTAAAACCGTCAAACTGGTTCGAAATATAATAACCTTTGCTTTCTAATAATGTTTCTGCCGCTTTCATATTTTTCATGTTGTAACCTCGCTTTCGTGTTTCATTTGATATACTAATAGTACACGATAATAGATTATAATACAATTGACACAATACACGAAAATAGACGACACAAAACAGCAGTTTATTGTGCAATATGATACATGAGAATAGACGTTGACATGGTGTGAAAAATCTATTATCATATATAAAAAGAAAAGAGGTGTGACGCATGGCGAATTATGGTGCAAACGGATATATTGACTTTTCCAAGCTGTGGAATGTCTTAGAAAAAAAGGAATACAATAAGCAGTGGTTAAAGAATAACGGAATCCATTCTAATACAGTGGCAAAGCTGACAAAAAATGAAAATGTAACTTGTGAGGTTATATGTAATCTATGCAGACTGCTAAATTGTCAGCCGGGCGATATTATGGAATATAAAAATAATTAAAATACATGAAAATAGACTATTGACATATACACGATAATAGATTATTATAAAGCTGTCGGAAGACAATAGCCGGGCAAGCGGAGAAAGGAGAACAAATGAACGAAATGACAGATAAACAGATGGAAGTTATATTAAATCTCGTAGCTGATAAATTTGCAGGATGTAAGGACATGGACGAAGTTCAAAAAGCAATAGATGAGGTTCGCAACATGGCAAAAAAAGAAAAGCCTAACGATTAGGTTTTAGGGAATGAAAGGGAGGGCGGACTTGCCGCCGCTCTCAATCAAATAAATTGTAACACATAGTAATTATATAATCAATGCAAGCAAAAGGTAGCTTTTCCGGCTACCTTTTTCTTTTTGTCATGTCCAAAATCAACAACGCGTCCGGGAATATCTTACAAAATCTCCGAAAAACTGTAAATAAATTATAAAACTTTTCTTAAATTTTTATAAACAAGGCTAGGTTCATTAGGTCTTTGGCAAGTCCGAAAATGATAGAATAGTATCAGTTTTTACAAAAAATCGTCTGACAATCGTATGACATAACACGACACAATCGTCTGACGTCGCTTTTTCAGAACTATGTTTCTCTTTCTCCCTCTTTTTCTTAATCTTTTTTGATTAATAATAATACACTATATCTAAAGCCTATAGGTTTATAGTAAATGTATATCCGCATACGCGCGCGGCGAAAATATATATACTCACTGTCTTTAAGTGTGTGAAAATTTTCTTGTTGACTTTAAACCCGAAAATAGTGTATACCAAAAGCAGAGAGATTGAACAGATTGGAGGTGTGAAATATATGCAGGATGTAGAGAGTGTAGATATTACAAGGCTTATAGTAGATCTGGGTACAGTACAAATATATACATCAACTGTGCAAGATTTAATAGACAACGCTTGTATAGAATTTCACATCGAAGATTTACTAAAAGCTGGACAAAGACAGTGGAAAGCTGTAATGCAGTATGTTGGTATGCATTTATTCCCGGATACGAAAGTATTAAAGGATAAGAGTTTAAGTCCTCTTAACAACGGAACTATACCGACTAACTGTAACAGATATGACAGAGAGGTATTATATAAGCTTTGTGATTATTATATATATATATCCAATGTGTATAGCAAGCTGGTAAGTACAGTAGCATTTAGTTATTTTTGTAATATACCGACAAACACAATGGATATATGGAGTACAGAAGAACCAAGTTCGTTGGCTTTCAAGATGTGGCAAAAATTGCAGCGATCACGCAAGGATTGCATCCTTGATCGTGCGTACGACTCCAACAGCCCTGTAGGCACTATGTTCGTGGGAAATAACGAATTCGGCATGAATCAGCCCGGCATTGGCGATAATGCCACTCAAAGAAGGGCAATCACAGCGCAGGAGCTGCCAAGACTGGACGAGAAAAAGAGCCAAGAATTGCACGCAATCGACACACAATTCACGGATTCAGCGGCAAATAATACGGTTTAAATTGTGTGTGATTATTCTACAACTCACAAATGCAGTAATATCAAGGGTTGTAGCGTTTTAACTGTTCGTAAACTATTCGGAAAAGTTAGGTTTTGCGAATAGTTACAAGGGTATTATGGGAATTGTGCTAAAACAATTTGATTTTCACACAATGACAACAAAACGAAATGGAAAATATTTTAGATTTCCATGTTTTCAGAAAAAGGATGGGGAGGGGGTCTGACAGAAAGACCACCGGGCGGATACTAAGTCCCTTAAATACCTCAAAAAATAAAAAGCCGCTTACAACACCCATTGACTTTCACCGTAAATAGGCTATAATAAATTTATAACAATTCACTTTCACGTTGCGAATCGCAACTACATTTCCAAAAATTTTTAAAAACAAAAAAGAGTGTTTCGGACAGGAGAATGACATATGACCGGAAATGAGTACCAGAAATTAGCCATGCGGACGAAAAACCACAAGGCGACAGAAAGAATTTCGGATAAACTCGATTTGCTTAAATTTTGCAAAAAGAACAATATCGCATCCGAAGTACAAAATTACGATCTTGGTGGCATCTTTAATGCTTGCCTTGGATTATCCGGCGAGGTTGGAGAGTTCAACGACATGATTAAAAAGTGGATTTTCCACGAGAAGCAGCTTGATATTGACCACGCAAAGAAAGAAGCTGGAGATATTTGTTGGTATCTTGCAATGCTTTGCGAATCCTTCGGCTGGAGCTTGGATGAAATCATGCAAATGAACGTAGACAAGCTTAAGGCACGTTATCCGGAAGGGTTTGACATTGAAAGGGCAAACCACAGAGCGGAAGGTGATGTTTAATGGCAAGATGCAGCAATGAGTTGATGAAAACCGAGTATTCCGAAACCTTTGATGAAAAACGCAAAGGATTGATTGAACAGTCGTATTACAAATACGGACCGGCAAGAATGAACTTTTCTTCCGGAAATGTTAATGCGGTTGAAAGTTTGAAAATGTGTCTTGCCAAGTTTGAAGAGACCGGAAACCTTGAATACCTGTGTGACGTTGCGAATTATGCTATGTTCCGGTTCATGTTTCCACAACAGGGCGAATATTTCAAACATACGAATTCTGATGAATCTGCCGGACTTTTCGGCATGAGCGTGAATGAAATGGAACGGTTCAAACAGGAACACAGCTTCGAGGATGGGGGATATTGATATGATTTTAAATATAATCGCTACGGCGATAGATGCCATTATGATACTTAACCTTATGATCCAACAAGTAAAGCAGACAGACAATTCAAACGCAATGGGGTATTTGCTTTCATACGCGATCTTTGCAATGAATATTATGGTCATTTGGAGATAACAATATGACAATTTATGATTCGATATTTGGTATTCGCTTTCTTCCACCAATTTTGAGCGTGGTTGAAAGAATACATATAACAAAATCAAAGCAACCGGATAGTGCCGGAGATTTGCTCGATCTGGATAGTGACGCCGAACACCAGAGTGAGCAAATCGGAGCATCCGGTATAGCTTAAGTCCGCAAGCGATAGTTCTTGGCTGAATAATTGATCTATCGGCGTTAGGCTTTGAATTATGTTTGCGGACGGAACAACATTGGGCTATTGCCAAGTGGTAAGGCACAGGATTTTGATTCCTGCATTCCGGGTTCGAATCCTGGTAGTCTAATTGGTTACATGCTGACGTTTCATGTAGCCACGTATGTTTTTCATATGTACTTGAACCCTTGGTTGAGTGATTCAAGCATTTGGGTTCCTCCTTTCGCCACTAGGACGATTCTGTTAAGGACGGTGCGAGACCGTCCGGTGGTATTCTATCATGCATCTATCCCACGGTGCATGATCGTGTGTAACGCATAGCACGTAAAACATATTGCTAACCGTCTGATGGCGGTTATGGGGATTTAATTCAGTGGCAGAAGACACGGCTTATATCCGGGTTGTCGCGGGTTCGATTCCTGCAATCCCCACAGGTGATGTTGCCAGTACACCCCTAGTGTGTTTATTACAGAAATGCAGGTGCTAATCAATATACCGGTTAAACTTAGCACAGGTAACTGGATTGAGCGGTTGTCATTCAAAAGATGGCGGTAACCGCTGACTAAAAGAACCTTGCACTTAGTGTAGTGTGGAGCAAGGGAAAACGGAAACTACACGACATGGCTTGTTAGCTGAGATGGATTAGCGACAGACTGAAAATCTGTATAGGGCGGCTCGATACCGCCACAAGCCATTGAGCGGTGTTAGTAGCACCGTGCCATTCTGAAGCACAAGGAATGGTTCGGGTAGGGAACTTCCATGCCCGGCGCGTGCAGATATAATCCTAACTGGTAAGGAAACTGTTTGCTAAACAGTCAGTAGCCGGAAACGGTGTTTCGGTTCGAGTCCGAATATCTGCGTTTATCCTTATCTCCACTTAGTCGGGTGCTACTGCAATAGTTCCGGTCGATGGGAGACTTATGGATGATAGCGGCATCATTGGTAACAGAAACCCCTTCCGTGATTAGAAATTGCAGATTTGAAAGCGGTTGGTATGGTTTTGGCTGACAGGGTTCGATTCCCTGTACCGCTATTCGATGATGAAAACATTGTGGAATATTTATATCAAACAAAAGACACGGAATCTCGCGAGGATTCCGATTTTTGCTATGATTGAGGTGTAATATGTGTGATTTTTGTCGGAATAAAAAGAAAATCATTGATTGTAAAGGAAATTTAGTCCTTTTTGGAGCTGAAAATAACATGATTTTCGACAATAGCGATGGAAAAGAGGTTGCAGGAGCCGTAAAAATTAATTTTTGCCCTATCTGCGGTAGAAAGCTGGTTTAGTAATGGCAGAACCTTTAAGTAAATTAGCAGAAAAATGTAAAAGTTGCCCAAAATCTGAAAAATGTGACCATAAAAGAATGGAGTTATGCGCTTTAGCAGATTTGCCACCGCAAAATCTTGCAAGTGCTACACAAGGTATCTTGATAGACAATATGTCACCTATATTGAGAGAAGAAATAACAAGTCCTTTAAGTCCATTTCGGTACAAAGACGAATTAGAAAAAGCACTAAATGATTTGCATTTTGGAAATATGTTTATGAATGGTGTTTAGAAAGCTGGCGGAAGATGGTTAAAGAAGCATTACTTGACAACTCAAGTGGAAAATTTATTACATTATCACTTGATGGAGAAATTGTAAAAGGAGCGACAAGTATTGATAATATATCAGGTATCTACTCAAAAGACATGGCAAAGGAAATTACAATAAAGGTAGTTGCGAGCGAAGTTAAGGTAAAACTGCCGAATGGTGAAATAAAGGATATATCAGAAATGTAGAAAGCTGGTGGAAGAATGAAGCCATTAGAAGAAATATTTTTTAGAGCTTGCGTGAATGAACAGAAAAGAAAATTGCGTTCGAGTGACCGTGAATTGAGCATAAGAACTATTGGGAATATTTTTGAAAGGCTTGGATTCTCATATAAGCAGTTAATGTATTATGTCAGAAAGTGGTGTGACAGGGGATTTTATGATTACGGAGTGACACTTGACTTGGGATGGTTTGAATTTGACAAACTGACCGGAGAATATAAACAGATTTATGATTCTATGACAAGTACGGACGGATGGAAAGATGGAGAGTTGGCAAATTATATTTCAAGAAATTCTTTTAAACGAGATAGAATAACACCACTTGATATTCTGTATATGTACGGATTGGTTTGAAAGGCGGCAGAATGATGGTTACACAGAAAGATGTCCACAATAGTATATGATATTGTCAATATTGGTTTACACTTTATTCTCAAGAATGTTCGACCTTATGCAGCCTCCTGTAGTGAAGCATAGTATTGCTGTCGCTTAACCATCGGAGGTAACCCCCCGTTAGCAGAGCAAATCCTCCGGTTATTCCAATAGCTGATGAAGTATCTCCAGATGAGGGTTTTTAACTGTTCTACAGTCATTGTGGTGGTGTCATAACGCCCATAAAGTAATTCCTCTTTGAAGCGTGCCCACATGCTTTCACATCTGGCATTGTCATGGCATCTGCCACCGGCACTGTTCATGCTCTGAAGAATACCATATTTATTGATTGCTTTACGATATAACTCGCTTGTGTACTGTGTGCCTCTGTCACTGTGAAGAACAGCTCCACGAAGCATAGGATATGCCTTGTAAGCATTATCTAAAGTTCGCTCACAAAGGGTAGCCTTCATATTTGTATCCATAGCAAGCCCCAGCACTGCCAGATCGTAGCAGTCAAAGATAGCTGAAACATACAGTTTTCCATCGGAAGCTTTTATTTCGGTCATGTCTGTAATACATTTTTCAAGAGGTTTTTGGGCTGAGAAATCTCGTTTGATTAAATCATCTGATTTACGGGCTTCTTTATCAGCTTTTGTAATGCCGTTGGGCTTGCGTTTCGGCTTATGATTAAGACCAAGTTCTTCCATGATACGATAAACAGTTCTTTCACCGGGAATGTGTACATCTTCAGGATGTTTTAGCTGTAATGCCTGATACATACGGATTCTTCCATACGTGTCGTTGCATTCATCCTCACTACATATATCAATCATCGCATCTGCCAGTGCCTGATATTTCCAAGGAGCATCTTTTGTTTTTAGGTATTTGTTAAATGCCTGTCTGGAAACATGAAGCACTTTACAATAAAAAGAAATTTTGCCCTTAATCCTGCCGTCATCCGTTTTAATTGCAATAAACATTAATCTCTGTTTTTTGCTGACTTCCGACGGCTGGCTGCGAAAAAAGCACTTGCTTCCTCAAGAAATTCGTTTTCTTCCTTTAAACGGCGTATTTCCTTATCCTGCTCTTTAACACGTTTCCTGAGTTCGATAAGCTCATCATTAAGGGATAAAGCATTCTTGGGGGTATGAACTGCTTCATTTGCACTGAGGCGGCCTTCCTTAAATGCTTTGATCCATGTGTACATAGTACCTTTAGGGATACCTAATTCGTTAGCTGCTTTATGCCCGCCAATTTCCTGTGCAAGCTTTACCGCCTGTGCTTTAAATTCGTTGTCATAAGATTTTTGGTTCTGTGCCATAGGTTGTTTCTCCTGTTCTCGTATTGATTATGATTATATATCAAAATCCTTGAGAATAGGCTGTCAACTTTTATGATACAACATCAATAGTTGTAAATGCAAGTGTTTGGCAGAAAAGATATTTATCATTACAATGAGGTGGAAGAGTTGAAAAGATAAAGGAAGTCGAACAGGCAATGGCTAATATGATTAACGAAATTAGCAAGGCACTTAAAAATAGCGGGACAGATTATTTGAATAAACTTGATTTGTAAGTGAGGGCTTTTATATGAAACATCAAAAAGAATGGCACACTTGCGATAGGTGCGGTGTGGAAATTAAAAAAGGAATACTGTGCGGAAATTCTGTTACAAGGAATGGTATTTTAAATACCACATACGACTTGTGCACTAAGTGTATGGAAGATTTTGAGAGGTTTATGAGGAATGAAGAACATTGATAATCCTTTGTCAGAGTATCAACCACCATCTAAAGAAGCGATGATAAATTTTGGAATAGATATTTCAAGAGAAGTGGTAGAAAAATATGCTTTGGAAAAGTTTGGCAGACTGCCACAAAGCCATATTGAAATGACTTCCGCTAGAGACTCTAAAATAATTGAGGAAACAAGGAGGTTTATGAGAAATGACAGTTAATATGGGAGCCAAAACCTATGAAATGAGCCGCAAGCAGGCAAAAGCTATCCTTGGAACGACTAAGAAACTTGCAAATTGCAACATATACGGCATTGAAAAAGGTAATGTGGTGATTATGCTGAATGAAAAGTATGAGGACGATATGAGCCTTAAAAAAGCCGTAGAGGAGTATAAAAAGAAAGGGTTCAAGGTGCATTGGAAATGAAAATAATCAAAGAAGGCAGCCTTAGGTACGAAAGAAAACCTTTAAAGTTTGAGTGTAAGAATTGCAAAACCGTTTTTGAAGCGGAAAAGACTGAATATGAATATTGTGGAGATCAAAGGGAAGGCGATAACTACAAGTGTGAATGCCCATTGTGCCACAAAATGGTATATTACAATTAAAATACAACCGGCTAACAAATGGAGTTAGTCGCTACCCTAAAACAGTTATAGGCAGAGGTCAAGGCACTTCTGCTTTTGCGGAGGTGCTTTTTATTTGGCTTCAAGGCAGTTAATCAATGCAGTAAATGGATATGAAAATTACATAAAGAGAAAAGGCGTTGATGAACAGGTAATAGATGCCCTTTTGAAAGCGTGCAATGTGGCGATTCGGACGGAAAAAGACGTTGACTATGGATTGACTATAACCGAAAGAACAAAGGCTTTAATAAACGAATATACGCAGAAAAACGCGGGTGGTAGCATATGGGAACTTGAACGATATGCGCAGGATCACGACATTAAAGGCGGATACAAACTTGTGGATCAGTTCTATGAAGTCTTGCGATTAGAGAGCTTTTATCGTTTCGAGAGCTTTATTTACTTTATGGAGCGCAAAAGAAATTGGAGTAAACGGTTTTATTATCCACGCCGCAAGACACTGAATATAGTCGCTCAAGATCTTGAAGATTTGGAAAACCGGAAGATTAAATTTTACGGATTGTCAATGCCATCGCGTGTCGGTAAATCGACTATCTGTATTTTCTTTCTTGCGTGGGTAGCTTTGCGCAGACCAAACAGCCATAGTGCTATGGGCGGTCACTCCGGTATTTTGGCAAAAGGATTTTACAAAGAACTGATGAATCTTTTTACCACGGAAGAATATACGTTTGCTGAACTTTTTGCTTATTGGCATCCGGAATACGCAAGCGCATCAATTCCGACAGACAAGAGCGCGGACGAATTTACGATCACGCTTGGAGATCCGGACAGATTCGCAACCGTAACGTGCCGTGGTATTGATGGAACATGGACAGGAGCGGTCGATGTTTCGAAAGACGGATATTTGTATGTCGATGACTTGGTTCGTGATCGCGAGCATTCATTAAGTCCTACTCGAATGGAAAACACATACCAAGAGTATCTAAACAAGATGGTTGACCGTAAAAATGACGGTGCAAGGGAATTGATGGTTGGTACTCTTTGGAATGTTTTAGATCCATTGGAGCGCATGAGAAAGCAATATGAGCATGATCCGCAATACCGATTCCGTAAGATTCCGGCACTTAATGAAAATGACGAAAGCAATTTCGCATATGAAATCAACGGATTTTCCACGGAATACTACAGAGATATGAGAGATAAACTTGACAATGCCGAATGGATGGCTAAGTTTATGCAGCAACCATATGTCCGTGAGGGATTGCTTTATACAGATTTGAGACTATTTAACGGAATCCTGCCGGATGGAGATTTCCGGCGCATCGGAGTTGTGGATGTTGCCTGGGGCGGCGGCGATAGCTTGTCAATGCCGATAGGGGCAGAATATGAAAACGGCGATGTTTATATTTACGATTGGGTATTCAACAAAGGCCCGAAAGAGGTAACAATCCCTCTTGTTGTCGGACGAATTATTGGGAATGAGATTCGGCAGACAAGATTTGAGGGCAATACCGGAGGAGATCTGTATTGCCAATATGTAGATGAAAAGTTGCAGGAACAGGACTATAAATGCTCATGCACAAGTAGAAAAGCACCAAATAAGGTTGAAAAGTTATCGAAGATCATAGCATATTCCGGTGATGTTAAGAGAAAATTCATATTTCTCGATACGCACCGTCCGACACAGGAACAAATGAAGAAAGATTCAGATCTTGGAGTAACGAGATATTACAGAAATGACGAATATCAAGCGGCTATGGATGAACTCTCTATGTTTGTAAGTATTGGCGGTAATGAACACGACGATGCAGCAGACGGTTTAACTCAGCTTGGAATGTTTATAGAAAACCCGAACAATACCGCAAAGGTAGAAGCGGCAGTAAACCCATTTAGGAGGTATTAGGATATGACAACAGACAAATATCTTTCACAGATAAGCAGAATTGACCATGCGATTGCAAATAAGCTGGAAGAAATCAAAAGGCTATCTGATATGGCAACTTCCATATCCATTTCTCCCAAAGAGGTGGATGTGCAATCATCCGGCAATCCCGACAAAATGGGGAGCACGGTGTCGAAGATTGTTGATTTGCAGAATGAGATTCAGACGCTTGTAGATGAATTGGTTGATAAAAGACGGATTATCATATCGCAAATTGACAGTATGGATAATACAGATGTATATATCGTGCTTTCATCGCATTATGTCAATGGGAAAGATTGGAACCTGATTTCTGTTGAGATGAAATATTCCTACAGGAACATTATGAAACTTAGGAAAAGAGCATTGCAGGAGTTTGAAAGACGTTACGGAGAGCTTTATTCTGAAAAGAGTGCATAAAAGTACACAATAGTTCACACTCTTTCACAACATTTCCCAAAACTTGCATGGTATACTAAAAGAGTAGAAAAACAAAATCCTACAACCCCCCAAAAAGCATATAACCCGTAAAAGACACTGTCAGAAATGGCGGTGTTTTTTATTTACAAGAAAGAGACTTCTATGAAAAAAGTAACTATATATTGCCCGGATTGCGGAAGAATTGCCGGACATTATGATGGGAGATCTACGATAGATCATCCGTGTAAATGTAAAAAATGCAATCATATTGTGATTTATCGCGTGGCAACAGGCAAAATTGAAACAAAGCCAATACCGAAACGCGCTTGCAGTAGTGGAGTTTTATTTATATGAACAAGCAGTATTTTCATGACCTTGTAAAAGGCAGATATGGAAGAAAAATTGCATATGCTAACGTAGAACAGATTACGGCAGACAATATCGTAAATGTTGTCGGAAACTGCATTGGTGCATTTTATTTCAACAAGACGATCATTCGGTATCTGTGGAACTACTACAAGGGCGATCAGCCTGTATTGTACCGAACAAAGGTGCAAAATGCGGATATAACCAATAAGGTGCCTGAAAACCATGCCTATGAGATTGTTCAATTCAAGGTTGGTCAGACTTACGGTGAGCCAATTCAGCTTATCAGTAGGAAAGACGATGACCGTATAAACAATGCGGTTGATGAATTTAACGATTATCTAACCGATGCCAATAAGCAGGAAAAGGACATTAAGGCAGGAGAGTGGCAATCAGCAACCGGAACGTCATTTAAGGCGGTGCAGTTTGCAAATGGGGATATACCATTTAGAATTGTCGCACCAACACCAATGAATACATTTGTTATTTATAACCAATCCACAGAAGAACCACTTTTAGCAATCCAAGAGCTTAAGGATGCTGATGGTCAGATGTATAAACTCTGCTACACGGACTCTTACGAATGCAAGATTGTAAATGGAGAGGTTCGAGATTGGAAACTGCATGGCTTTGGTGGAATCCCGATTGTTGAGTTTCCAAATAACCATGAGCGCATTTCTGATATTGAGCTTGTAATCGGACTATTGGATGCAATCAATACAATGCAGTCAAATCGAATGGATGGTGTTGAGCAGTTTGTTCAGTTTTGGATAAAGTTTGTAAATTGCGACATTGACCCGGAAACCTTTGAAAAAATGAAGATTTCCCATGCGCTGACGGTAAAATCCAACAATGAACAGAATAAATCAGATGTTGACATTATGACACAGGAGCTAAATCAGACAGAGTGCCAAGTTGCAAAGGATGATTTATGGGATAATGCACAGTCCATTCTTGCTATACCAAATAAGAATAACAATAATTCCGGTGGAGATACACAGGGGGCGGTTGAGCTTAGAAACGGATGGGACTTCTCAAAGTCAAGAGCCAAACTGAAAGACCCAATTGTAAAGTCGGCTGAAAAAAGACTTGCGAAAGTTGTTTTGAATGTGATTCGTATACAGGATCACGATTTGGGATTGAGTTTGCGCGATTTTGATGTGCAGATTAACCATAGCCCACAAGACAATATGTATACCAAGTCGCAGACATTATATCAGCTTTTACAAGCCGGTATTCATCCGCTTGTGGCAATTAAATCTGTCGGTCTTTGGGGAGATGCGGAAAAGACATTCCTGTTGTCGAAGCCATACTTGGATAATCTGTGGAAAACCATTGATGATGTAGAAGCGCAGGAACAAAAAGCACAGGAATTGATAAATAAAATGAATACAGATGGCACACAGAGCCAGACAAACAAAGATAAGACAGTCACCGAGTAATCGGTGGCTGTTTTTATTTTATAAAAATTCGCAAAGTTGTGAGCGTAAAAATCAACAATGTCGTTCGGTGTCGTTGCACCGTATAAAAATTCGTATGACATATCGGAGGTAATGAATGAAGAGAGAAGATCTGATTGCTATGGGATTAAGCGAGGAAAACGCGGACAAGATCATGGCAGATTACGGAAGTTCCGTACAGAGAGCCAAAGCAAAGGTTGACGAGTACAAGACAAAGGCTGACAAAGCTGAAGAGTTGCAGAAGCAGCTCGATGATATCGAACAGGGAAAGCTCACGGAAGTCGAGCAGGCAAATAAGAACCTCGAAAAAGCCAATGCGAGAATCGCGGAACTTGAAAAAGCGCAGGCAATAGCCACGCAGAGAGCCAATGCCGCATCTAAATTTAATGTTACTGCAGAACAGGCAGCGCAGATTGTAAAAGACGATGGCAGCTTTGATTATGACGTTCTTGGAAAGATTATCTCTGAAAAAGAGACCGCCGCAGCACAAGCCAAGGAGCAGGAGATTGCAAAAGGCAGTACGAATCCGGGAGGTGGCACGGCTGGTGGCGATAAAGCCGGTACAGATAATAAGACAAATGCTGAAAAGATAGCAGAAAGCCTTATATCTAACGCACCTAAGAACAATGACGTTTTATCACATTACATTCAGCAATAACAGGAGGTAAAAAATGGCAAAGGAAATGAATATGCAGTACGAAAAGACTTCATACGCAGGAGATGTTCAGATTTTAAAGAGAGAGCCTAATGAAGCAATCCCATTAACACTTGATTTTTCAGCGGTAACAGAAAAGGATGCGAATGGAAAGAAGATTGTAAAGGCTGGTACGCCAGTAAACAAGTCAGGTGTTGCTGATAATACAGCAACAGCAATCGGAATCTTAAGATTTGATGTAACAGAAGACAGACCACAGGGAGTAGCACTTAAGAAAGCATATCTTAACACGAAAGTAGCAGAAGCGCATTCCGGCGTTACATATGACGCAGAAGTTAAGACAGCTCTTCCAATGATTGTATTTGAATAATAACAGGAGGTAAATAGATGTTAATTAATGAAGTATTAGACAGTAAGTCTATCGCATTATCGGCAACAGAAAACGCTAGTAATCAGATACCTTATCTTGGTTTACAGTGGTTTCCAGAAAGAAAGAAGCAGGGACTTGATTTAAGTTGGATTAAGACACACAAGGGTTTGCCGGTTTCGCTTGCGCCATCTAACTTTGACACAATCCCAACTCTTAGAGCTAGAGGCGGATTAAGTAAGGAAAAAACACAGATGGCATTTTTCCGTGAGGGAATGACAGTCGGTGAAGAGGAAATGCTTGAAATCGAGCGTATTCAATCAGAAGACGACCCTTACCTTGCAAGTGCTTTATCAAGCGTATATGACGATACTAACAACCTTGTAAGCGGTGCAGAAGTTGTGCCGGAGCGTATGAGAATGTCACTTCTTTCTACAAATGCAGGCCATCCGGTAATTGCTATTGTAAGTGATGGCGTTCAGTACGCTTATGATTACGATAAGGATGGCTCATACGCAAAAGACCATTACGCAAAGTTATCCGGCACAAGCATGTGGAGCGATACAGCTAATTCAAAGCCACTTACAGACCTTAACAATGCAAGAAAGAAGTTACAGAAGCAGGGTAAGATTGCTAGATACGCACTTATGAACAGCAATACATTCCAATATCTGCTTGACAATGCACAAATAAGAAACTCAATTCTTGCACAGAACCTTACAGCAACTATTGAGGTTGACGATGATACTGTTATTTCGGTGGTACAGAAGAGGGCGAAGCTCACTATCGTACTTTACGATAAGATGTACATTGATGATGATGGCAAAGAGCAGTACTTCTACCCGGATAACAAGGTTACACTTCTTCCAGAAGGCAGCCTTGGTAGTACTTGGTTTGGCACTACACCGGAAGAAAGAACTGCAAGACAGGTAGCTGATGTTGATGTAACAACATATGGTGTAGGTATTACAGTCGCTACAAAGACAGAGTATGGACCACCTATGAAAATGTCAACATTTGCATCCGAGGTTGTACTTCCATCGTACGAAAATATGGATAGCACATTTGTATATGAGGTTCATAGCGAAGAGTAGGGGGGTGCAACTATGAAATATCCATATATAGTGATTCATAATGGTAAATGGTACAACGCAGGAGAAGAGGTGCCGGAGAGTAATTCTCCGGTATCTTCCGTTGGGTATACAAAGACCGAAATCAACAGAATGAGTACCGCAGACTTGCAAAAACTTGCCGCAGAGCAGGGAATTGAAAATGCACAAGCGACAAGCGGTGCGGAACTGAAAGAAATTCTGATTGCAAAGTTTAATCTGTAGGAGATCGCTTATGTCATACACACTTGTCGAACAAGTAAAGATTCGTTTAAAACAATTTCATATAGAAGAGGTAGAGGACGAAGCGACCGGGGAAAAGTCCGATAAAGTTGTGTTTGATGAAAAAGAATGTAACCCTTTGATTGAACAGCTTTTAGAGCAGGCAAGGAAAGAGATTATCAGCAGACGGAACTATCCGGACACATACACGCAAGACCAGATTGACAGTGATGTTAAGAACTATGAAAACATTATGGTCAATTTGGCAGTGTATGACCGGTCGCAGGCAGGAGAAGCATACATGGCAAGTTTCTCCGAAAACGGTGTGAGTCGGACATGGAAAGACCGTGAAAGCCTTTTTGTTGGAGTGTTTCCGTTTGTAAAAGCAATGTAATTAAAGAAGATTGAGCGTGACCATTATGGTTGCAGGCGGCGCACATTAAGCGGTGGTGGGCAGTGCGCCAAAAGGAGATTCAAATGAAAAGTATTTTGATTCAAACTTATCTTGTGGCACTTCCGATAGTGCTTGGATATATAGTTTGGCTTCTTAAACAGCAAAAGAAAAGCAGGGATGCGAACAGTAAAGGAACAATGCTCCTTTTGCGTGTCCAGCTTATTGAATACCATGCAAAGTACACCAGAATCGGAGAAATACCGTCATATGCCTATCAGAACTTCTGTGAGATGTATGATGCGTACCATGCGTTAGGTGGAAATGGAATGGTTACAAAAATGAAACATGAGATTGAAGAGATTCATATAGGGAAAGGAGATAAAAGCAATGAGGAATTGGAAGGATTGGACTAAGAAAGCCGGAATCCGAGCAATCAAGACTGTTGCGCAGGCGGCGATTGCCGGAATTGGAACGGCGGCATTTATGGGCGCTGTGGATTGGAAATATGTTCTTTCTGCATCAGTTCTTGCCGGAGTGTTATCGCTTCTGACAAGTGTTGCAGGAATCCCGGAGGAAAACACCAATGCTTGACATTAACAAGCAGGAAATGAAATATTCGCAATCCGGTCAGAGGGTATTCATTCCACAAACTGACGAAAATGGAGATATTGTCTATGAAGGGTACAAGGATTCCGATGGGAACTTTGTACCTTATTTAGATTCCGAAGGCAACAAGATTCCAAAAGGCGAGGAAGTTGAAGGGTTTTCAGAAACTACGACATTCAAAGCCAATATCAGCAATAAGTTGTCAGAAGCCCTTGTGAAAGAATTTGGAATTGATGATAGTACATCGTACTGTCAGCTTGTCACAGATAAAGGATATTTGCCACTGAAGGCCGGCGATGTGGTGTGGAAACGTTCGGAAGTCAAACGCACTGATGATGGGCTTGTGGATTCAGAAACCGCAGATTACATCGTAAAAGGCGTTGCTGATGAAGGGCTGACCACGGATTTGTTTCTTCTTCGGAAGAATATTAAGTAGGTGATTGTATGAAAAAGAAACCTATTTCAATGACGCTATCCACTAAGTCCATACAAGACACTATAAAGAAATTAGAACAGTACCGCGATAGTTTACAGGCTAAATGCGATTTACTTGTTTCTAGGCTTGCACAGGAAGGTCAGACGGTGGCAATAAAACAAATATCGAAATCTCCAATCGGGAACACGATAACGGTAAGGGTAGATAAAGCACCACAGTTAATGACCTCAAACGCGATTCTGATTGCGACCGGAAAAACGGTAACATCAGAAGATAGAGAACCGTTCTATACTTTGTTGGCGGTAGAGTTTGGAGCCGGTATTTTTTATAACTCCAAAGAGAACCCGAAAGCACCAGAACTTGGATTCGGTGTCGGCACATATCCTGGGCAAATACATGCTTTTGAAGATGGTTGGTACTATTGGGATGATAAGACCGAAACATGGCGTTATACCCATGGTATCAAAGCCACAATGCCTATGTATAATGCGGAACAACAGATTATTCAGCAGTATGTAAAGATTGCAAGGGAGGTATTCGGTGGAAAATGAGTTAAATAGTTGGGCACTTGATTTTGAAGATACCGTTTACCGATTGCTGAAAGTTTACATGGAAAGCAAAGAAATCGGAATCAAGGTAACGCAGGACGAGGAATCGAACGGAACACCTGTTTTTCCAACACTTCTTATACAACAGATTGGATTTACAGAAGCCGGGAGAGATACAGAGTCTTATTTTATTAACGCAATTCGCCCAACATTTCAAATTACAATAACAAATAAAGGAAGAAGGGAAAAGATTAAGGACATTGCAGAGTATGCAGTGTCCTTTTTTAAATCAAAAAATTTTGATGTTTCAAATGCTGTGTTCACGATTTCCAAGCAAGTGCGCACGGCAACTTTTCGCGTATCGCGAATTATTGGAGCGTATGAAAATTTAGCATAGCCGCGAGGCAGAAAGGAAGCAGAAAATCATGGCATCAACAAGTTATAAGTCGCGTGTGATTATTAAAGAGCACACAGCGGAACAAGCCGACTTTGCAGGGACTTACAACCTTTTACTTGCTGCAAAGTCTATTCCATCTCCGGCATCACCGCCAAACACGGTTGAGTCAACCACGATGGAAGACCCACAGCAGACATTTGAGAAAGGTATTAAGACAGCGGATTCCCGGGAAATCACAGGAAACCTTGCAAAAGAATATCTGGAAAACATCGAAAAGCTGGGAGATAAAAAGGTTGACATTATCCACCTGTACGGCACAGATGGAATCGGTGGCGTTGCAAAATACGCATACACCGGAACTGTTACCGCGACACCGAATGATGTAGGCGGTGTAGATGAAATCCTTGAAATGACCGCAACCGTTATCCCAAGTACGGCATCGGAACTCGTTACCGACAAGCTGAAAGTCGTTGATAACAACGATGGAACATTCACTGTAACAGTGGTGGGGTAAAAAGCCTATCGGACGAGCAATCGACCGCACCGGTAGGCGAGGATGAACGGTCGATAGCAGAACTTGAAGCAATAAGATAAGCAACAATGGGGCGGTGGCAACACTGCCCCTTGCCAATATAGGGCAGAAAGGCAAGGTAAAGTATGAAAGTAAATTTAGGAAATAGCGAATATTCAATCAAATTTGGTTTTAAGCCAACATTAAAGTCACATCTTATCAAAGATGTATCAGAGTCGGTAAGCGAGCAGGACGGAAGTTTAGAATCCGTAGAGAAACTGTTACTTGAAACACTTCCTAAGATGCTTCTTGTAGGACTGCAAGTAAACCATAAGGACGAGTTTGGATATGACTACGATACAAACGAGAAATACGATGAGCAGTTTAATAAGGTGCTTGATCTGCTTTCTGAAAAAATTGACGATGGTGAGATTGACTGTATTGAGTTGTTCAACGAATTAGAGAATGAGTTGGAGTCAAACAGTTTTTTAGCGAAAATGATGGAGACGGAGAAGAAGAATCGAACACCGGCAAAGAAAACTCCATCCAAGACAGCCAACAAGAATTAACATGGGAATATTACGTTGCGGAAATCCGTCCGTTTTACCTTGTGGTGACAAAAGGCTACGGATTTTCCGTTGATGATATAGATATGATGAATCCAGAGTTGCTTAAGCCTTATGTGGATGCATATAAGGCAGAATGGAAGCAACGCGACATGGAAATGTATATGTGGTTCGGCAGATATGCAACGTCAGCACTTGTGACCGCAATAGACGCGACATTCGGTAAGGGTAATAGTAAGTACGTGAAAGAAACTTGCTATGATTCCATCGAAAAGCATAATACGGACGATCCCGATGCAGAGATGCGAGAAATGCTTAAGGCGGAAGAAGCATGGGCGGCTAAATCAAGGGAATCACATTTACCAAAACCAAAGATAGTTTAAGAAAAGAGGTATTATTATGGCAGTAATTATCGGAAGTGCGCGGCACGATGAACACGGAAACTGCTATTCTGGTGGAAAAGCCGGAGACCAGACCGGGCAGGAAGTTTCTACGCAGAAGTTTTACAACCATTCTAAGGGATGGTACGTGCTAAGGGCGAAGGACGATAGGGTTGCGGAGAAGTTAGCCGAAGCTATGCAGATTGCATCTGGCAATAAAAATATCGGCTATGACCAATCGGAACGCTACGGAGTCATTAAACATGGCATTAACACAAAGGTCAAGACGGAATGCGATTGTTCTTCTCTTGTACGTGCTTGTATTATCTATGCATCCGGTAAGGATGTGGGAGATTTCAATACATCCAATGAACGACCGGTAATTTTGAAATCCGGTTTGTTTGATGATATGGGTTCTTATCATGCCGGTTTTATTCTTCGCAACGGAGATATTCTTGTGACACGCACAAAAGGTCATACAGTGATTGTTGTAAGCGGTGCGAAGAAAAGCAAAGCCAAGTATTATCAGAAGTATACCGGAAATTCCGGTTCAATCGTAGAAGCATTAAAAGCGGTTGGGGAAGATGATGTGTCGAAAGAACATCGTGCGGAAATCGCAAAAAAGAACGGATTTTCCAATTTTAAGTTTACATCAGAGGAAAATTCAAAAATGCTTTCTCTTCTGAAAAAGGGAAAACTGAAAAAGTAATTCAAGGGCGGTAGGGGTCAAATCCTGCCGCCTTTTTAACCGGCTATCAATGTGGAAGATAGCCGCTAACCTAAAAAAGTTACAGGAAGTTGGTGGATAAATGGAATTAGAGTCTCTTGAAATAAAAATCCAAGCGCAGGCACAACAGGCAAGCGGTCAGATAGATGCGCTTGTGACAAGACTTGGGCGATTATCTTCCGCGCTTTCTGGGCTTAGTACCGGAAATCTGAATAGTCTTTCCACAGGGGTAAACAGACTCGTAGGGGCAATGACGGCAATGCGTGGAATTGACACACGGACTTTTTCTGCAGTTGCAAGAAATGTAAGCAAATTAGGCTCTATCAACAGCAAACAGATTAATGCTGCGGCTGGTTCTATGCGTCAGATTTCCAATGCGGTAAAAGGGATTTCTGGAATGTCGGCATCTGTTAAGGGTCTGACCGACCTTGCATCTGCAATCAAACAGCTTGGCTACCAGAGTTCCACCAAGGCGATTGAAAATATCCCGAAACTTGCCACGGCAATGCGACAGCTTATGTCCGAACTGTCGAAAGCCCCTAGTGTAAGCCGGAATATTATTGACATGACAAATGCATTGGCAAAATTATCACGTACCGGTGGAGCGGCAGGAACAGCGGCAAAAAGCATCACAAGCTCATTTAGCGGATTTAGTTCCGGTGCTTCTGCGGTTACTAAGAAGTCGTTTTCCCTTGCGTCTGCAATCGGAAAAGTGTATGCAACGTATTGGGCTTTATTTCGCGGATTTAGGCTACTTGGAGACGCTATTGACATATCATCCTCACTGACAGAGGTTGAGAACGTTGTAAGGCAGACATTCGGGCAGTATGAAAGTCTAATTAACAATTTCGCAAAAACATCCATTGAAAAATTTGGTATGTCCGAATTGTCCGCGAAACAGTTTGCAAGCCGTTTCCAAGCAATGGGAACCGCCCTTGATATTCCACAGGGGAAAATGGCAAATATGTCTATCCGGTTGACAGAATTAGCCGGAGATATGGCTTCCTTTTATGATGTGAGTCAAGAAGATATTGCCAAGAGTCTGCAATCTGTATTTTCCGGTACTACGGCACCTATGCGGCGTTATGGTATCGACTTGACACAGGCAACATTAAAGGAATGGGCGTTAAAGCAAGGACTTGATGCGAACATTTCTTCAATGACGCAGGCTGAAAAAGCCATGTTGCGTTATCAGTATGTGCTTGCGCATACAACCAATATCACCGGAGATTTCGCACGTACAGCCGATACATGGCATAACCAGATAACCATGCTTAAAGAGAACTTCAAAGCACTTGGAGCGGTTGTTGGTGGTGGTTTAATCAATGCATTCAAGCCATTTATCAAGGTACTTAATTCAGTTCTGCAAAAGGTTATTTCCTTCGCAGAGATGGTAACAAATGCTTTAGGTTCTATCTTCGGATGGAAGTATGAAGCAAGCAAAGGGGCAGGAATCAGCGGTCTTGCTGATGATATTGGAAGCGCATCTGACGGCATGGACGATTTAAGCAATGCCGCAGGAAACGCAGGGAAAAACACGGGTGGTATCGCAAAAAATGCCAAGAAAGCAAAAAAGGAAATCCAACAGGCAACTCGTGCATTTGATGAATTAAAGGTTATTTCAAAACAAAGTAAAGATAATACTTCCGGTTCCGGGAATAAAGGTTCTGGTTCTGGATCTGGTTCAGGTGCTGGTGGCGGCACCGGTGCTGATGGTGGATTAGTTCAGACGGACACCATCTTTAAGAAATTCAAAAGCAAAATCAAAGACCTTGAACAGTTGGGAGAGTCTATTTCCGGTGCGTTAATTAACGCAATGAAAAAAATTAAATGGGAAAAAGTGTATGCAAAAGCTGAAGGTTTTGGAAGGGGATTAGCCAAATTCCTTAACGGACTATTTAAAGGGCAAAAAGGAACAACGCTTTTCGGAGAAACCGGAAAACTGATCGCAAATTCATTAAACACGGTGCTTCATGGATTGGATTCGTTTGGAACGACATTTAATTGGAAGCAATTTGGAAATTCAATCGCAGACGGAATAAACAAGTTTTTCCAAAACTTTGACTTTGCATTATTGGCTAAAACGCTTAATTCGTGGGCGCAGGGCGCGTTTGATACAGTTACGACAGCATTAAGTAAAATTTCATGGAAGGATGTATGGAACGGAGCAAAGGAGTTTTTAAGCAACCTAGATGTAAAAACAGTTGGAATCATAATCGGTGCGCTGACAATCAAAAAAATTCTTGGATTACATCTTGCAAAAACCGCACTTGATATAATCGGAACTTCCATTTCAAAAGCAATAGCTGGTTCACTTGCATCAAGGCTTGGCGTTGAAATTGCGGCAAATGAGGGAATCTCGGCAGTATTGTCTACCGCTTTGTCAAAAAAAATAGGTGGGGCGTTTGCTACACTTGGAACAACTGTTTCAGCTGGTGTCAAAGCTTTATTCGGTAGCGGTGCGGCAGAGAGCGCACTTTCTTTTATCAGCCCGGTAGCAAAAGCTATAACCGGGATTGGCTCTGTTGCGATTGGCGCATTTACTGCAATATCAAACTTTGTGACCATGTTAAAGAACGGATTCAGTTGGCTTAATGAAGCACTTATGCTTGTCGGAGTTACGATTACGGCAGTCGGAGCGGTTATTTTAGGGGTAGCGGCAGCACCTGCAGCGATTACCGCAGGAATAGTAGCCGGTGTTGCAACGGCGGCTGTAGTAGTCAAGGATCATTGGAAAGAAATAAAAGGAATTTTCTCAAAAGCAGGAGATTGGTTTAATACTAATGTGATTAAGCCAATAAGCGGTTTTTTTAAGGGATTATGGGAATCTGTTTCCGGTTTTTTCTCTTCTTTATGGAAAGATATATCCGGTGTATGGAAAACAGTTTCTGGATGGTTCAATACTAATGTTATAACTCCTATTGTTTCATTTTTCCAAGGATTTTCGAAAAGAGTTGGTCAAATCTTTGAAGGATTGTGGATCATTGTCAAGGCTGTATGGATTGTTGTTTCTGATTGGTTTAAATCAAAGGTAATAGAGCCAATAAAGAAGAATTTTGAATTATTGAAATCGGCAGTATCAACTGCATTCAAGGTTCTATGGACAACTGTAAAATCGGTATGGGCGGTGGTTTCCGGTTGGTTTAAGGAGCATGTTACAACACCTATCAAGAATGCTTTTAGCTCAGCAAAAGAATCTATTCAGAAAGCTTTTAGCGCGGCAAAGACAGCGGTAACCGGGGCGTGGAACAGTGTTTCTAGTTGGTTTAAAGAACATGTAACCACCCCGATAAAAAATGCTTTCTCGAAGATGAAAGAAAGTGTAGCTGAAATATTCAGCAAATTATGGAATAGCGTGAAAAGTGGTGTTGCCGGGGCAATGAACACCGTAATTTCAAGAATTGAAACAGCAATAAATTCATTGATCGGTGGAGTGAATACCGTTTTGAGAGGGTTCAACAGTGTCGTTTCTGCGGCTGCTAAAGTAGCAAAGGTAAAGTGGAGCGGAGTCGATCTTGTGCCGAAAGTGAGCCTACCTAAAGTAAAGGCTTATGCAACGGGCGGTTTTATGGATAAATATAGCATAGCAACGGTTGGAGAAAACGGTCTTCCGGAACTTATGGGAACGGTCGGAGGTAAGCCGGCGGTTGCAGGAAGCCAAGAGATTACCGGAATCAAAGATGCCATCAATTCTACTTCCGCACAAGAAGTTTCCTTATTGCGACAACAAAATCAGCTATTACAAGCTATTTTACAGAAAAATTTCGGAATTACTACAAACGACATAGGAAAAGCTGCAAGGGATTATGGTAGAGAACATTACAATCGAACCGGAGACAATGTATATGTTTTTTAGTGACTTCTATAATAGAACGTGATATAATTCTAAATAAATCATATCACAAGAAAGGAGTCATTATGAGAAACACAAAAAAATTATTAGTAGCGATGGGATTGGCATTTGCCGTTTTGATTTCGGCTATGCCAATCCAAAATGCAGATGGGGAACAGATTGTTGCACAGGCGGCAACTATCAAATTAAGCAGAAAGACTCTTAATTTAAAAATTGGAGAATCCGCAACATTAAAGATAAGCGGAATGAGGAAAACTGCTAAATGGAGTAGTGGCAATAAATATGTTGCTTCTGTAAACAAGTCTGGAAAAGTTCTGGCGGTTGGAGAAGGAACAACGTACGTAAAAGCAAAAATTGCAAAGAAAACGCTTTCTTGCAAAGTTACCGTCACTTCTTCCTTTAATGCGAACAAGGTAAAGAAAAACATCTCAATTGAATACCAAGATAGTGGTCATGGAGTTGTTGCTATCTTGAAAAACAACAACAAGGTAAATGTTGATCTGGACGCAAAACTTGTATACTACAAAAACGGTAAAATGCTGGATAGCAAAAGCGATTGTAACAGAGCTTTTGAATCCGGTAAGGAATGTGTTCTTTATTTTGACGCACCGAGCGATTCTGATTATAACGATGTTTCTTATGATAACTATAAAATGTCGTTGAGTGTTGATGAAGCAACAAATGCTGTTTGTGATGTTCGCAATATAATGGTTCAATCGGACATTGGAGCAGATAATGTTACGGTTGAAGCTACAAACGATTCCGGAAAAGATTTTTCATTTGTGAAAATTTCTTGCTTAATGTATGATGCATCTGGCAACTTGATCAAATATGATTATCATTATGCAGAATGTGAAAAGAATGGAGACACCGATTATTTCTCGTTTAGTTTTCCGTACGATTCAAATTACGATACGATCTATCCGAGCAGTTATAAGATATATGTTGATGAAGCATATACATATACTTGGTTACAATAAAAATTGAAAGATAAATGATACTTAAGCCGTGGAAACACGGCTTATTTTAATTCCAAAATCGGATTGACACAAAATCAAAAATAGTCTATCCTTATTACTAAGGAAACAACCTTATCCGTGAAGAAGCGGATTACTTACTTGAACGCCATACTGTACGAAAGAGGAAACCAATGTGATTTCACAAGTGGCTTCCTCTTTTTTATTCAGATAAAAATGTATGGAGGTAGACACGAATGAAAAAATCACAACTTATGCTTAAGATTCAAAACGGCATTGAGGTATTTGAGAATCCAATATTCGGACAGATCAGAATGGTCATGGTCGATGATGAACCATGGTTTGTTGGAAAGGATATATGCGAAGTATTTGGAGATACGAATTACAGAAGAAGCCTTTCAAATATTGATGATTCTGATAAGGGTGTGTCACAAATTGATACTCCCGGTGGAAAACAAAGAATGACGGTTGTTAATGAAAGCGGTTTGTATTCCTTGCTCTTTCAGATGCAACCACAGAAAGCAAAGGGTGTGTCACAAAACGACTCCCTTATAAACGAAAGAAAAGAAAAACTTCATAAGTTCAAACGTTGGGTAACATCCGAGGTACTCCCTACAATACGTAAAACAGGTGGGTATGTCAATAATGATGAATTATTTATTTCCACTTACCTACCGTATGCAGATGAAAACACTAAGCTGATATTTTCACAGACATTAAAAACTGTTAGAGAGCAGAACGAAACCATTAAAGGGCAGCAGAAAGAAATCATCCATAAGGAAGATGTTATTATCGGACTCGTTGATGATATTGACTTGGCAACCAAGAGACAGCGGATAACGCAGATTGTCCGTTTCGGTGCCGATGGAAAGTATCAAGAACGCTATTCGTTGCTTTATGGAGAATTTGAAAGGAAATATCACTGCAACCTTAAATCAAGGATGGAAGGGTGTACACTCAAACCGAAAGTAAGAAACAAGATGGATTATATCGACAGGGAAATGGGAATGATTCCGCAGTTGTACGAAATCGCTTGCAAACTTTTTGAAAACGATGTAGAAAAGCTGAAATCTGAATGGGAATCAGTAGTAGCTTAAAATTTAATCAAATGGATAGCATCTACCAAACGGTAGGTGCTATTTTTATACCCATTTTTAGGAGGTAAACGATGGGATATGGTGGATATTTAGTAAAGTTTGGCAATTATACCATACCGAACAGTTTAATAAAGCAGGACACGTTTAGTTCCTATGTGAACATGCAGGACAAAGACCCATGGACGGATGAAAACGGATATGAGCATCGTGATGCCGTGGAACTGAAAGCTTTAAAGGTCGAGTTTGAAACCAAAGCCATGCTGACTGAAAAGCAGTTTGATGATTTTTGGAAGAACATAGAAAAGAACTATACCAAGGCAAAGGAGCGCGGTGGATATATCACGGCATACGTGCCGGAGAAACGCGGATATGTGACACAGTACGGATATATTGCTGACATTCAGCCTACGTTCTATTCTGTGGCACATGGGAAGATAAAATATGACCCAATCAAATTTTCGTTTGTAGGTGGTGTGTATGATAAATAGTAGTTTGAAAGAAAAGTATTGGGATTCCTCGACAGATAAACAGATGGTCATATCTGTTGTTGGAACGAATCAGAAAATAGACAATTCGATGCTTGAAATCGGTACGTTTGCGCTTGAAGAAAGTCTTTGTTCGGAATCTGAACTAAAGTTTGGAGCGTGCGAAGCGAATTGTGTAAAGTTCACAGCGCGAAACACCGCGGGAAACATTATCGGAAAGACAATCTCTATCGAAGAAACGATTGACGGAGACAGTAAAAATCCGATGCCATACGGAGTTTTTAAGGTTGCATCCGATGTTCCCACGGCTGACCGCACAAAACGGCAGATTACGGCATATGACGCAATGTACGACATTATCAATACGGATGTAAAGTCTTGGTATGCAGGACTTAGTTTTCCAATGACACTTAAGCAGTTCCGAAATAGCTTCTTTGCGCACCTTGGAATTGCGCAAGTTGAAACAAGCCTTGTCAATGATTCCATGACGGTCAATAAGACGATTGTAGCCACACAGACGGACGATTCAAGCGCGGTCACAGAAGAGTCTGCTATCAGTGGAAAAACCGTTGTAACGGCAATCTGTGAGATTAACGGATGCTTTGGAAATATCAACCGAGAGGGCAAGTTTGAGTATATCTTTCTGAAAGCAATCACAAGCGCACTTTATCCGGCAGAAGATTTGTTCCCAAGAGACGATCTGTTTCCAAGTGATGCCAACACGGAATCCATGACCAGACATTATATTACGTTTGATTATGAGGATTTCCAGTCACAGGCGATTACACAGCTTGAAATTAAGTCAAGTGACGATACTGCGGGTGCTATTGTTGGAACTGCCGGAAACAACTATTCGATTACAGGAAACTTTCTTGTATCAGACAAAACCGGAGCGGAACTTGAACGGATTGCAAATAATCTATTGCCGATTATGAAACAGGCAGAATACACACCGATTAAAAGCTGCACTTGTGTCGGCAATCCGTGTCTGACACTTGGCGAACCCATCCGGTTCAATACTACAAGAGAAATCGTTGAAACGTATCTATTACAAAGAACACTAACCGGAGTGCAAAGCAAGAGAGATTCAATCTCCGCGCAGGGTACGCAGACGCACTCTGCAAAGGTTAATTCTATCAGAGATACGATTGAAAGCGTGGAAAGACGTACCGGAAAGTTAGAGAGGAACGCAGACCATCTTCAATCCACATACGAGGATTTAGAGGAACAGACAAATACCAAGTTTGAGCAGACCGCAAAAAGCATTTCCGCAGAAGTCAATCGTGCACAAAAAGCGGAAGGGCAATTAGACGCATCATTGGAATTGAAGTTAGGCAGAGATGAGAACGACCAAGTTATTTCGATGATCAATGCAAGCGCTGACCAGATTATGCTTCGTGGAAACAGGCTCATAATTGAAAGTAATAACTTCCAGCTTGACGGGAATGGACGAGTAACGATCATTGATTCTCTAAACTTTAAATCGACAGCGCTTGGTGACGACCTTACGATTATGGGTCTTGACGGAAGGGGCAGACCTATGCTGCAAAACATACTCATTGACCTAGACACTGTAACAGATTCAAACGAGGAAAACTTGGCAACTGAAAGTTATGTTGACCAATCTATTCCAAATATTCCGGTAAAAAATATAACGGCTTATCCAACAGGAACAACCAGCAACGCAACGATTAAAAAAGCAATTCGATTTTTAAATGTGATTGGTGGAGACAGCGGAACATATCAAATTCATGGCGAAGTATATACGATTGACACCGGATCTGATAGAAGAATCAAGGATCACATAACTGATTTGCCGGAAGAATTAGAATCCGCTTATCTAAAACTACATCCTGTTAAATTTAGATATAAGCCGGGGCTTAAATCTTCCGATAGCAGGCAATATCATTACGGCTTTATCTCACAGGAATTAGAAAAAGCCTTGTTAGATGTTGGTATTAGGGAACGCGACACGTCATTATATGAGTATCTTCCGGTTGATACGGACGAACACGTTGATTTATATGTCGATGATAAGCTGCATCACGTTAATTATCGAGAGCTTCATGCTATGCATGTTCAGATGATTCAAAAGCAACAAAAGGAAATTGAAGAGTTAAAGCGAAAAAACAAAAATTTGAGTGAACAGATGAAAGACTTTGAGCAACGATTATCCGCGTTAGAAAGGAAGTGAGCAGATGGCATATCAGAAAATCTATAGCCGCGAATATTGGGAGAATCTTCCAAGTGAAAAGACCGCAATTAATCGAAATAGGCTGAACAACATAGAGGGCGGCATTGATGCAATCGACGATCGTGTGTGCGCGCTTGATACCACAAAAGTTGACTTGACCAAAGCTAACGAACTTGTAAAGGAAATCCTTTGGGATGAATCCAACGGAACGCTGACGGTCGTTAAGATGAACGGTTCCAAGGCGGTCATTGATACCAAACTTGAAAAGTTGGCGGTAAATTTCAAGTACAATCCGCAGACACAACAGTTGGTAATCACGTTGGATGATGGCACAGTACAGAATGTGGATTTATCCGCGCTAATCACGCAGTACGAGTTCTTGGACTCTGATACGATTGCATTTGAAATCGGCAGTGACGGTAAGGTGTCCGCAATCGTGAAAGAGGGAAGTATCCAAGAAAAGCATCTGCGCCCGGATTATCTTGCAGATATCAAAGTGGAATCTGCCAAGGCTGTAAATTCTGCCACCAATGCAAAGACATCCGAAACCAATGCGGCAAAATCTGCTGCAGATGCCAAGGACAGCGCAGACCGAGCGCAGGGAATCGAAGACGAGATTAACAAGAAACTCACAATGACAGAATTTGATGTGAATGAGGATGGGGAGTTGATTTACACGGACAATTCTGCTTATAACTTTGTCGTTGACAATGACGGAAATTTGAATTGGGAGGTGGCTTAAATGGCTATAGCAGGAAGAGTAGCAATTGTGCCAAAAGGTGATTGGAGTGCAGATGCTACATATAAGAGATTGGATGCAGTGACTTATAACAATACGCTTTATTTTGCAAAAAAGGAAGTTCCGGCAGGAACGGCAACAAGCAATACGGAATACTGGTCTAAGTCTATCGTGGGCAGTGCTAGTGCGATTGCAACAACAGAGGATGCCGGAGTTGTAAAGCCGGACGGAAAGAGCATGAGCGTAGATGAGAGTGGAACGCTTAGTATTAACTTGGATGGAACCACAATTACATTAGATGAAGCAAAAAACGTCATAAAGTTGGCAGATACCTTAAAGGATAAAATCGGAAGCGCACTGCAACCGGAAAGTATCGTAAACAATCAAATCACAACAGAAGCTGGATTCGCACTTGACGCGCGGCAGGCTAACCCGAATATAGACGGCACGCTGGCGAAACAGGTGGCTGATTTAAACGGCAGTTTAGAGATACAAGGAGGAAAGGGTTGTACACTGGTGAATGCAACTGGTAGTGCATCATATATCCGTAATGGGTTCATGGCACAGGTGATAATGGAAATAACACCAACCAAACTAAAAAATGGTGCAATCCTTTTGAAAGGATTGCCAAGACCACAAAACTTTATATATATGACGCTACCAGCAATTAACGGTAACAACATACCATGTGTTATAAATGCTAATGGAGAACTTTCAATATATTACCAAGATGGCGGTAACAGTATTTCGAGAATAGACCATATCTTTTGTTATATGTGTATCTGATAAGGCTAATAAAGTTGCACTAAATATCATGAAATAATATTCCAATTCCCCCAAGTTCCTGTATCTTTAGTACGAACAGCTAATTTGCCATTGTATTGCCCAGCAATAGATACACCTATTTGAACCGCATAGCCACCACCTAGCTCAACAAATGGAATTGTTAAAAGTATCGTGTGGAAATTTGGAAACGGATTATTGGTAGAAGTATCATAATTGCTGTTCGGTGGCATACGTGCAATTCCAGGGTCAGCGTTGTTCGCATCTTTTGTTTCTTTAATCGCATAAAATACAGTATTTAAACTGCCGTTTAACCAAAATTATCGAACAAACATTCGAACGTAACTTATAAACCATTTTTATTAAAGAAAGGAATTAAAAACATGGATAAAATTATTTTAGCCAACAAAACAGAATTTGAAATTGCCGATGGGGCAAGCCTCGGCAATATTCAGATTCTGTCAAAATCTTTTGATGGAATTAAAACAATCACAGATGCCTTCTCGGAAGAGAACATCTCAAAGGTCACATTTACACACAATGATCAGGCTTCTGGAGAGTATGAGAATCTTAAGTATGAAGGATTCTCATATGTGCCAAATAAGAGCAAGGATGGCGCTGAAGATGGTACATACACCGTAACGGTCAGCTTGCGGACAAAGACGGAAATGGAAAAGGCGATTGACGAATTGAAAGCCGGACATGAAGCAAACGCAGAAGCAATCCAAGAACTGGCAAGCATTGCTGCAGAAAGCGAGGTGTAGGATATGGTTAAATTCTACGTAAGACGTATTCTGGTAGACAAGAAAATGACGATTGATGAAGTGCCGATGCGTTGGCGCGCAAAAGTGCAAGAAGAGATTGAGAAACAGCTTTCCGCTTCTCTGCAATGACATTTTTCTGTCGAAACTTGCGACCGAAAAATGTTGAAATCATGCATATTACAGTGATACTATGGACTTGTCCGAAAGGACACTTCAAGTTCTGGCATGGGTGGGGTTTGGCATGGCTCCGCCCATAATTGGGGATTGACTATGCAGAACACACGTTCTATAATATTTGTATCGCTACATGGGGGCACATGATTGGGGGTTTTGTTATGGACTTTAAAAAGATGATAATTGAATTACTTGATAAAATCGATGATTCAAAGATTTTGCGTTATATCTACATAATAATTTCTGACATTGTAAAGGAGATTGAAAAATGAAAAATTCAAAGCTTGAAATCAGATCAATTGATGAAGATAGCATTTATTGCGAAGTTTTGATTGACGGTCATGTTGTGCATGGAGTGCGCAGTATACGATTTGAAAAGAAAGCGCAATCCATGCCTGTTGTTCACCTTGATTTTAATTGCATCAATATGTCAATAGACTCTCCGTTTGTTACAAGATTAGAAGGAAATGACGGAGAGAGCGAGATTGAGATTAAATTTAAGAATCAAGACCACGCCATATAGGGCAATCGTTTCTTTCGCAATGATACGTTGTGTCGCTATAACCGCAACGTATCTTGCCTTTTGCGTATACAGTTCCTTCGTTGCTATTGTATGGAACTTGTTCAACTTCTATTGTAACATTTTTATTAACCAATTCACAAAATCCATATCCTTTTCTATACATAACTATTCCTCACTCAATAAATCAATCAATTCAAAAACGTGCTTTTTCTTCTTATCTGAAAGGGCAAGTATCTTTTTTATGGCGTTTTCCAAGTCTGCATCGTTTCTTATTTTAGATATAAGATGAGCCGATTCATCCGAAAATGCGGAGTTTTCTTCGCCTGTCGTGAGGTATTCCATTGGTAAATTTAAGTATTGAGAAATCTTTTTCAACCTATCATTTGGGATAGAGCCTTTTTTAAGCCCTGCTATATATGCATTCCCAAATCCGCATTCTTTTTCTAACTTTGATATAGCAATTCCACGTTCGCTACATATCTTTCTTACTCGTTCAACCGTATTCATATAATATCCTCCAATTTTTTAGAGAAAACCCTAAAATTAGGGTTGACAAATTAGAGAACAGTCTATATAATAGGCTTATGATTTAGAGGAAAGCCTAAATAAAAGATGTTCTCTGATAATTTTCTTAGCAGTTATTATTTTAGAATATTCTCTAATAAAAGTCAAGCTATTACTCTAAATATAAAATTTTATGAGTAAGGAGGTATGCGATTTGCTTTACGACAAAATCAAGCAACTTTGCAATGAAAAGGGTACAAACATTATGAGAGTCGAGAAAGAAGCAGGACTTAGCAATGCTACAATCCGCAAATGGAACGAATCTTGCCCTAGTGCAGAAAACCTTAACGCTGTTGCAAAGGTTTTAAATGTAACTGTTGATTCTCTTCTTAATTAGAAAGGGGCTAGAACATGAAAGAAATTAAATCAGCAAATGACATAATTGTTGTTCCGGTTTCCTATTTTAATGGAATGGAAAAGGAATTACAGAAGATTTTAAACAAAGTGGATATTCACGATATGGATGTCATGGAACAGGTTCTCCATATGCGGAAATGGCTGAAACCCAAAACCGTATATGAAGAAACAAAGAGATTATATCCTAATCTCCGTTTGGAAAATATTCATTTGCTTTTACCACAAGAAGAAGAGAGTTCTTGTGAGTGTACTGATAAAACAGACAATGAATAGATTCTGCTGTTGTGTCGCATAGCGGATTTCCAAACGTTTCAGGAACATTTAGTTCCCAACAGAAATTATTTATATTTGCGAACGTTATATCATTTTCGGCTAATATCTTTGCCATCTTTTCGCGGTCGCAGGATATTGTAGAAAAATCGCAAATTAAAAAGTATTTCAAATTGTATCACCTCCCTTATTTGATGATAAGGGAATTATATCACAGAAAGGAGATTTATGAACGAATTACAGATTTTCAATAATGAAGAGTTCGGAGAAATTCGGACGGCAGTAGTAAACAATGAACCGATGTTTTGCTTGTCAGATATTTGCAAATCGCTTGGTCTTAGCCAGCCATCCAAGGTTAAAGAGAGACTTAGCGAAAAGGGTGTGCGTACTATTCCTACCCTTACATCCGGTGGAGAGCAGAACTTGCTTTATATCAACGAACCAAATCTTTATAAGGCAATTTTCCAAAGCCGCAAAGAATCGGCAGAGCGTTTTACAGAGCGGGTAACATCAGAGGTTCTTCCATCAATCCGTAAGAATGGCGGCTACATAGCCGGACAGGAAACATTATCTGATGAAGAGTTGCTTTCCAAGGCACTTGTGGTTGCGCAACGAAAGATTGATGAAAAGAACAATATCATTGCTATGCAGGACTCACGAATCCAAGGGATGATACCTAAAGAGATTTTCGCAGATGCGGTATCAGCAAGCCATACATCAATCCTCATTGGAGATTTAGCAAAGCTGATTTGTCAGAATGGTGTGCAGATAGGGCAGAAGCGGTTGTTTGAGTGGTTACGAGAGAATAACTTCCTTATTAAAAGTGGTTCATCAAGGAATATGCCACAACAGAGATATGTGGAACAGGGATTGTTCGAGGTTAAGGAAAGCAACATTCAGAATCCGGACGGTTCGGTAAGAATCACAAAGACAACGAAAGTTACCGGAAAAGGACAGGTTTACTTTGTAAACAAATTTCTGAAAGGAGCATGGGTATGATATACCAGGTTATTAAATATGTCAGCTTTTTAATAGGAATGGTTACTTGTTGCTTCCTTGATTCATCTGATTCGGTTATCAACGCTCCGACAGTAATCGCATTTGTATGCTTTGCAACAACACTGATTGCAGAGATAAAGATAACCATTGACCTGTCAAGAGAGGAAACAAACCGCAGAATACGAGAAAGGAGAAAGCAGATTGAAAAATGCTCATGGTAAGCATGACTATTAGTGGCATCCGTTGTAGCGATTATGAAAGAAAAGCTTTAGTTGCACTGATGCAGGGCAAAGGCAAGAAGAAACAAGACGATAAAGAGGAATTTGAAAAGGTTCTTGACAGAGAAATGGAAAGGAGAAGCAATGGAGAACAAAATAACACTGATCGGTGATGTTGTATCAGCACCAAGAGAAAGTCATAAATCAAGCGGTAAGATTTTTTATAAATTTTTCATCGGAGTTGAAAGAAGAAGCGGTGTTGCAGATATAATTCCGGTACTGTTTGATGAAAAAATCTGTGATACAGAAATTAGCGGAACAGTATTCGTCAGTGGGAAGATAATTACCCGGCACGTAAAAACAGGGTCTGGAGAAGCCATTCTTATGTATGTTATGGCTGATGCAATCACAAAGCCAGAGGATGATAGTCCTTTGAATGAAGTAAGCCTTGATGGAATTATCGAGGAAAAGCAACTTAGAGAAACACCACTTGGTCGCAAAATCTGTGATGTGAAACTCAAAAACATAAGAGAAAACGGAAAAGAGGATTTGATCACTTGTATTGCATGGGGAAAATGTGCAGAGTATACAAACTCGCTTGCTTTAGGCGATAGGGTAAGCACATACGGCAGATTACAGAGCCGGAGATACAAGAAAACGTGTAAAGATGGTCACGTTGTGGAAAAAGTTACATATGAGTTATCAATAAAAGGAATCGTGGGGGTGTAAAAATGCGAATGATTTTGAAATCGTTACATATGGAGAATTTCAAAGGTATTAAGAGCCTTGATGTGAACTTCTCTAATAAGACAAGTATTAAAGGACAGAATGCAGCAGGCAAGACCACAATTTTTGATGCATTCACATGGTTGTTGTTTAACAAGAACAGTGCCGGAGAGGAAAAATTCAATGTCAGACCATTGGATAAGAATAACAAGCGCATTGATAACGTGGAAATCAAGGTTGTGGGAGTTATTAACGTTGATGGCAAAGAAGTAGAACTTTCCAAGGTTCAGAAACAGAATTGGGTTAAGAAGCGTGGAACTAATACAGTATCATTGCAGGGAAACCCAAATTCTTATGAGATTGACGGTTACCCAAAGAGTGAAGCTGAATTTAAGGCTTATATTTCCGGTTTGGCGCAGGGCGAGGAAATGTTTAAGATGCTGACCAATCCGCAGTATTTTTCTTCTCTGAAATGGAAAGATC